CCATATGTCTTTCCACAATTCATTAAATGAGAGGGTTTTTAATTGTTTTTTTTCTGCATTTGTCATCTGTTTCATCATATTCATAATATATTCCTTATTATAAACTGAATATTTACCACGCATAAAATCAATATATCCTAAAGTATCCTTACGGCGTATCATAAGATATTCAATACAACTATTTCTTGAATCATCTTCGGTATGTCTTATTCTAAATACAATAATACCTATACTGGTAATTGGAAGTTTGCATTGATGATATAAATGTCCTTGTTTTCCGCAATTATTGCATGTAATATCGTTCATATAATATTATATAATTCTAGGCTAATCCAATATAAGGATTTTGTTTCTAGACCGTTTTTTACGATTATATATTCAAAAAATAATATATATAATCTAAAATGAAAAGTTTTGATTCAACAGTATGGGGACCCCATTATTGGTTCTTCCTACATACGGTTGCAAATAACTACCCAGAACATCCAAATGCCGTGACAAAACGAAAATATTATGATTTAATTCAAAATATGCCCCTTTTTATACCAGTTAGTGAGATGGGTAACCAATTTAGTAAATTTTTAGATAGGTATCCAGTAACACCTTATTTAGATTGTCGCGAGTCATTTGTATTATGGGTTCACTTCATTCATAACAAATTTAATCAACTATTGGGAAAAGAAGAAATATCGCTCCCCCTTGCAATGGATAAATATTCAGAAGAATACAAGCCCAAACCTATCTATATAAGTGAACGCATTGGAATAAAAAAACATTATATCTATTTTGCTATTATATTTTTATTGTTGTTATTCATCATTATTTACTACGAATAATAAATATAGGTATAGTATAAAGATAATATGCGCATTGAATTAATTATATTTGTAATAGCAGCGGCAATCATGGCAAATATTTACACAGAAGGAAAATACTTGAGTACATTATTATCTTATAAAAAATATTATCAAATGGCAGGCGTTGCCGTTGTAGCATTTATGCTTTTCTGGCTATTTCGCAAAAATCCTACAAAGGCGCATGAAATGCTATCTGCCTCAAATGATTATATTAAATATTTACCAGTTGATAAAAATACGTCCAGTTTTATATCGCCCATTCTAGATTTTACCACGAAACAAAATATTGCAAAAGATCAATATTACGGTGGCACAACTGGATATAACCACCCAGTTGTTTCAATGAATCAACCTGAATCGCGCATATCAGAGTCTGGCAAAAAGGCCACAAAACGATCGGTCAGTGAAACAAAAAAGAAATATGTAGCATCTTCTCAAAATTGGAAATGTGGGGGGTGTCAGAAACAATTAAATGCATGGTTTGAAGTAGATCATACCATACGATTAGAACATGGGGGTAGTAATCACATAGATAATCTTGTTGCTCTTTGTCGTGAATGTCATGGTAAAAAAACAACTATGGAGAACCTATAATAAATAATATATACATAAAGGTATAAATACTATTCGAGTATAATATAGAAAATGGATAAAATACAATTGTTAAAGGGACGCCGATGTAAGAGAGATATGAATTCCGTACATATTTATGAAAATAATAAAAACAATTTTGATTCTTTAGTTAATCGTTTTCCGCAGAAAAATACATTTGTCTGCGAAAAGGATATAGGCAATTCACCGGTTTGTAGCCAAAATTATACAAAACCAGAGGTACACCTTAAACCCATAGCTACATCAAGATTATTGGCAATTGATGGCGTAGATGGCATATTGGAAATAAATATTGAAAAAAGAACCAAGATAGAATAAATTATTATACTATTATATGAGGATAGTATAATGTTGAGTATTCAAACACCAGATTTTTTAAAAAAAATATATATAACCTATTTATCAACTATATTAGTATATTTGTCTATTATATTCGTCATATTAAGTTCGACACTTGATGGATTACAAAATGTGCCACTTTTCGTATATTTATTAACAGTATTGCCGCTTGTTTTTGGGTTAAGTGCTGCCTTATTTTCAGATAAATTATTTAATACAATATTTAACCATTCAGCCTATATTAATATTTCGGCAGTTTTATGTTCAATGGTACTTATTTTGTATTATGGAATTAAAGCAGGATTAAATTCACTAACCAGCAATGAAACTACCTATATAACATTTTTGGGGGTTTTTACTGGTTGTATTTATGGATTTCTACTATTTTTGAATTGGATGGGTGTTTATGGAGGTGTTGTTTTGCAAACTTTATATTCATATGTTTCAACCATTTATCGAAATATAATAGGATTAAAAAATTCATTTTTTTCTGATTCGGAGTTTAGAACAAATTATATACAAATCTTTCTTAGTTTTCTGATACTTTTCTTGTCCATTTTTATATTTTTTTACTACTCTGATAATAAAACACTATCCTCAAAACAAAGCTATTTTGCCATTTTTGGAATTGTAGCCATATTCATATATTTGTTTGTAAATGAACATGTATTAAAATATATATTTGTTGAACATAAATGGGCAGTTCTTGTTCTAGGAATACTTGGGGTACTCTGTTATGCTGGTTACAATTATTTTTCAAAGGGTACTCTTCAAACGATTGAATATATAAGTATTATTGTTGGTTGTTTAATTGGCATCATTGCACTAGCCATTCTCTTTATTGTTTTCAGAAAAATGTTAAGTGAAACCACTGGTTTGCTCGGACTTATTATAAATATTTTGTTTTACATACCATGTCTCGTTATAGATTTTATTAATTATATTAAAAATGAGATCAAAATGACGTCGAATATTACATTTGTTCTCTTTATCATAGAAATAGTATTAATATTGATGTATGTCTACATACCCATATTTAAATCACAATATGAAAATAATTCTGCTACGAAATTACTACCTGGTTCTATTTTCTTGAATCAATCGCAGGAATTTGGTAACAATGATATGTATAAGTTATTAAAATATGGTAATACAGATACAATATATAATTCTGAAAATTCTGTTTATAGAACAAATTATGCATTTTCTTTTTGGGTATACATAAATCCACAACAAAAACAACCAGACACCCTTGCTAATTCATCCGAGACCCCCATTTTTGATTTTGGTCAAAAACCATCATTTTCTTATATAAATAACACAGAAAATGCAGTTGATTCAAAAGGAAACCCAGTAAATGATAAGTTTGTTATTCATTATACAAATACTGGCGCTGAACCAGCGTATATAAGTCTTGGAAAACAACAGTGGCATTACATTGTATTTAACTATTTCAACGATAAAGTAGATTTGTATTTAGATGGAAACTTGGAAAGAACCTATGTTTTTGGTAGTCATTTGCCGAGATATTCACCACATGATCTTGTCACATTGGGTTATGATAATGGTTTGTATGGCGCAATAAGTAATGTAAAATATTTTTCGATAAATTTAACACCAGAAAACATTTCAAGGTTTTACAATTTATTAATGTTTAGCAATCCACCCATTGATACATAAGCAAAATCTTATTCTTTTTCATAAGATAAAATATATAGACCTTAGCAAAATGGCTAGAAAAACGTAAATACACCGAATAAGCGGTTAGAAATATTTTATTTTATATTTATATTCTATAAATATGAATCCTATCATAATCATTTTAGGAATATTAATCGTCGTTATAATTTATTTATTATATTCTCAATTATTCCCTAGCTCCATCGTTATTTCTAATGTTGCATCACTTTCTCATCCCAACCCACCCATCACCAGTTTCGCAAATCCAGGAGCATCTAGATATGCTTTAGGTATTTGGATATACATGAATTCGTTGTCAAATTCTTACACCAATGTTATATACAGTAGAAACGATAATGCAAATTACGCCCTATGTTTAGAGCCTTCGAGCGGTCCTACTCTTCATTTTGATATAAATAGCTACTATGGTCGTGAAAGCACTGTCATTACTGACAACTTTCCTATTCAAAAATGGGTATGCTTATTGATAAGTGTTGATAATCAATTTATTGATACTTACCTTGATGGAAAACTTGTTGTCTCTACCAAATTGCAAGGACAACCTGGACCCTATTCGAATGACTCCAATGCTAATCCAATTTCCTTGGCAAGCAATGTTGATGGAAGCATTACACGATTCACTAGATGGACAACCCCCATCAACCCACAACAGGCATACGATTTCTACATGGCAGGAAATGGAACCAGCGTATTAAATTCAAGATATGGTGCAAGTTTAAATATATTAAAAGATAATATTTTGTCTTCAAGCATACCTCTATTTTAGAAATAATGAATAGATAAAAATAAAGATTATAATATATAATTAGTATATATTATATTTATAAATGAATTTACCACCCACACAAGCAGATACTGGTATATCAAATATAGTTCAAAAAAGTATACAGAATGTAGGAAATGCAGTTGCAAGTATTCGCGATAATGTTTCGACTGCAGTTACTGGATTTAATCAGCCTGCAGCACCCACTGAATTTAATTATTCTAACACAATTATTGCAAAATTTGCCTTCCTTATTTTGGTTGTCATTGTCTTTTTATTTTTTTTAAATTTAGGCATTAATTTAATTGGTTATTTCACATCCTTTTCGACGAATCCATATTTAGTATCTGGAATGTTAGACGGAAACGTTTCTGCTGTTATCCCCCAAGACCCAAAAAATAGTGATTCTGTATATTTACAGCGTTCTAACAATCAAGCTACTGGTGCTGAATTTACCTGGTCCATATGGTTGTTTATTAATGATTTCCCCAAGGATCAATCATATCATCATATCTTTAATAAGGGTGATATAAATTTTGACAGTAATGAATTAGCTTTGAATAATTCGCCAGGATTATACTACGGTGGACCGAATAACGGAACAAATGCTATTCATCATGGCGTCGATCCTATTACTGAAGATACGAATGTTCTTACTGTTTTATTAGATGTTACTGACTCTCAACAGCCAGTTAATATACCAATTGATAATATCCCTATACAAAAATGGGTGAATGTAATTATACGCTTAGAAAACACTATTTTAGATGTTTATGTAAATGGAACAATTGCTGGTAGAACCGTTTTACAAAGCGTTCCTAATCAGAACTATTATCCTGTAAATGTTGGCCAAAATGGAGGATTCCCTGGAACCTTATCTGATTTACGATATTTTGCAAGGGCATTAAATGTCTTTGATATACAGTCAATCGTATCAAAGGGACCTAGTACTAAAACTAGTAAACTCAGCAGTAATGTTAAATCAGCAGATATTTATAATTATCTATCGAATATGTGGTACACCCATCGTCTATAATAAGCAATTTGATAAGGATTAAAAATTTATAAATAAATATATAATATAATTATTTATAATATGTCTATAACTGATATTTGTTTAAACCAAATATGTCAGCAACGCAAATTACAAATGTTGTTAACAACACCACCCACTCGTTATACACCAAATAATCCCTATGTAGATTTTCCGCAATTTACAAAACAACAATTTGATATGCGCCGGAAAGCCGAAATACTAAAATATAAAAATCCAACACAGTCAAACCGACAAACAAGGGCGCAACGGTGGGCTAACATTGTAAACGGCAAAGCCCAATCAAATTCTTATCCAGATATTCATTTAACACAAAAACGCGTTGATTCTTTTGGAAATGTTACATATACTCCAATTACTGTAAAGTATCCAGATTATTATACATCGGTTTATGATATATCGAATCATGGTTTTGTATATACAATTGTTCCAAATGCAAGACTATGTGTTCAAGATTTATTAATACCCACGCCAACATCGTCTAGTGATGTTCCTGGTCCAATAATGAATCTATATTATGATGCTAATGTTCCGTTATATAATTACGTGAATAATCGGAATTATGGCATACTTAATAATGATTCAAAAAGTAGCATGTGGAAAATTATATCTCCTGAAAATACACTTGTTCCAAATTCTGTTCAAACCCACGTTATGTATTTATACATCAAAGATGGAATAGATAATCCTGCATATTTATTCAACATTGATATTCCAATAGCTATGTATATTGGTGCAGTAACCGAATATAATTATACATCCGCTCCATCTGATTTTAATATAACAGCTTCATTAAACATAAATTCAAGCGACATTGTTGTTTATTATAACGATTTAGCAGTACAAACAAATAATTTAAAATCACCAAATTATAAAATAAATAGTCATCCGGTAAATACTACAACCACATCATTTTCGTTTGATGTTTCGTATAATTCATCTTATCAAGCTATTTATAATATTGGAACATTATCACTATCGAATTTATTGTTGTATACACAACCAGGGTATATTTATGACATTCAAATAACTTGCACTATAAACGCACCAGCAACAAATAATTTGAATTATGTAGCAGCTTTTCCAAACACAACTGCAGGACTTGTTTTTAATTATTTTCCAAGTAGCACAGAAACATATGGGTGTGATATAAATACTACACAATATCCGACAATTCAAAATGGAATAATAATAACTGGAATTCCACAAGTATAGCCCATGTTCCACTGTGTATTACACCCTTGAATATTTATACCAGTGAAGATTTGAAACCGCACAAATTTGGTATTAAATGGTCATTGGTGTATATCGAGATACGATTTCTTTGCTCATTCTATAATATTCATCCGCATTTTCTGGATGGGTAGATAAATCATATTCCAACTCATTTAATCTATTTATTATAACATAAGTCATATAGGTTAATTTATTAATGTAACTTAAACAATTATCTACTTCAATATCCCAATCCTTAATCGTTTTTCTATGATAAAAAAACTTGTCTAATATAAATTCTGGTTTATCAAAGAAAATCATGAATTCATAATTTACATTTTCCCTCTCATTCAATGAAAAAAAAGTGGTTGTGATTTGTCTTATAATTTCTAAAAGTTTCTTATAATTTTCCTTTATTTCAATCGTAATTGTATCCCATTTATCGCCATAAATAAGGATATCAATAAGCCATTGAAAATTTTCCAAATTATGAATTCCAAATGTAGCAGGTTCTCCAAAAATGCAGTAGTTTTTTAATTTTTCATAATTGGTTTTGGCATTTTTATAGTGTTGCCATTCATAATCAATTCTATGCAATTCGTTATCAGTATCATCAATGTTATTTATTTTATAGTAATTTGTAATCGTATCGTAAATATTATTGTCATGCGTTTTTGTTGATAACTTTCGAATCGTATCAAACTCTGATTTTAAATTATCTATTTTGTAGGATGGCAAAACCTCCTCAAAATAACTTCCGCCACGAATGTTTTCAATTCCATAGTAGTACATATACTGTTTTACTATCTTATCCAAGTCGAATACATCGACAAATGGCACTGCATCCAATATGCGAATGGGTTTTAAATATGGAAAAAATACGGAACATTCCAGTAATAGAATATCGTCTTTTTTTATAGGTGATTCATAGATTAAAAATTGTTTATTATCATCCTGCGAGTTATGAAATGATACCGAAACTATATGTATAAATTGATTGATATTGTTCGTTAGCATTTTACTTTGGATAGATAGTAAAATTTGTTTATATTTTTTTTAGTAAAAATATAAAATTGGGTTATTATTTTATTTCATACATTCCTCTTTGTTTGGAAACGAACTTCCTGACAAGCATTTATCATCTTCGTTTATTTCTACGCAACCGCGTTTGCCAGCATATTCGCCCACAAAACACCACTTTGTCTTTTTGGCAGAAATCGAATTCTGAACAGGATTGGTGGTACTATCAGGTTTCGGTGGGGGGTTTATCATTTTTATTGGTTTATTGTTTAATAATTTGTCTAAATCGCCTTTTACATCATCACTAACGTTCTCTTCGCTGGATTTTATCAAAATATTTCCAATTGAATGAACCGTTCCATCTGCTATATCCGATGATAACTTCACACCATCATTCACTACGTCGGCAGTTTTATTTAAAAATACCCCAGACGTATATCCAAAAAAGGTGAGAACTTTCAATGCTAAATAACTAAAAAAATAGGCGAGTTGGACCATTGCATCGCCGATCCAATTGAAAACATTTATCCCTAAAAGAAATAAACTAATAATAACCAATAATACAATGATTATCGTATTGACATTACTAAATAAAAAAAAATATTTTTCTATTTTATTATTATTGGTTAGAGGAGTAGGAGTGGTGGTTGGATAATTATTTGGAAGGGTCTTTGTATATTGTAATTTCTTATCCATTTTGTTATTATATAATATATAATATATACATCTATTCTATTTTGCAAATTTCTCTCACCGCATTTTTAAATTCTGCTGCCATTCCTCTTTCGATAAAGTATTTATTCATTCTTGCAATTTCTTCTTGCATGAATTGATCAGGCGTCTTTGCACACTTTCGATCGTTGCATCTACTGCACAATGCATTTCCATTTTCAAGACTCGATAATCCGCCCTTTTCTCTAGGAATAAAATGGTCAATCTCTACCTTTCCTTTATACCCACACAACTCACATTTTCCTCCACTTCGGTTACGAATCTCCTTTTTATCTTTCTCTGAAAACGAATGACACTTTGTCGAACCAGTATGTTGTTTGTACTTTTCTAGGTTCAACCTGAATGGGCCATCTTTTTTTCCAGTTTGATTATCCCAACAACCGTCATACTTCTCGGTTCGAATTGCCTCGAGAGTTCTACCAGGGTCTCCGTAGGTAGCAGGTGTTCCGTCTGGATTTTTTTTTCCGCCAACTTTGGTGTTCCACCCAACTCCGCCGTCTTCTGCTACTCGTTTATTACAGTAAGCCTGTGCTTCAGGCTGACTCCACCACTCGTCACATTTTTGTAGTAAGAATTCCTTAAAATAATAGGTCAATGAACCATCTTTTGGCCTTTCAAACATTTCGTTGATGGCAGCCACATGCTCATCGCGTGTATATTGGATTGAGTCCATGGTTGTAAATTATATCACTTAGTTATTATAATTATATTGGTTAATGATTTTTCAATTTTTCAACGATTATTATTCAGATAAATATATTTATTTATCTGTAAAAAGAGATTAGAAGATTCGTTTATAAATATAACATTATTTGTCCAAATATAATACAAATACAATGACCTTATTTAATTACATTGACACCTTTTTCTTTATTAGTTTAGGAATAACATTTGTACTTATTTTATTATTGGTATTTCATTTTAAAACATTGATATTAAATTTAGAAAAGAAAAATGATACCATGTTTGAAATCATTAACAATATCGTTAAGGAAATCAATAATATGAAGAGTGTTGAACAAAATTCCTTCCCTATGCATCCATCATTTTCAGGCGAAATGGGAAATATAAATGAATTGAATAAATTGTTTTCTACGATGAACACATTTTCTGCAATGCCTGATATACATGGCGATATTAAACCGGTTACAATTCATCTTAACCAGCCTCATCCTGATATTGAAGAGTTGGATAACAATGTTACCGTATCAAAGATTAAGAGTGTAACTATTCACAGTGATGATGGTGATTATTCTGATATTGATGATGATTATATTGGTGAAGATATAGTTGACTACGTTGAACCTGGTGAAAATAATGCAAAAAATGTTTCTATCCCCCAGCTAATCGATGAGGATGATGGGGATGATGATGATGATGATGATGACGACGAGGATGATGATGATGATGAGGACGATGATGATGAGGACGATGATGACGATGATGATGATGAGGATGACGATGAGGATGATGATGATGGCGTTGTTGTAAGCAGTGACGTGAATCCGATTAAAATCGTAAACAACCCTGTAAATACTCTCCAAGAAGAGGTTAGTGAGTATGTTGATGAAATCATAAATGGGGCATCTACTAAAATCGTAAATATATCTTTTACTGCCAGTGATAATGCAAACGTCAATAAAATAACTATCCCTGATGAGTTTGAAACTGATGATATGCCTGCACTGGTTGATATTACTGCGGTTGAATCGGTTACGCCAGCAATTGAACTAGATGGTGATACTACTGCTACTACTAATAGTAAACCAGACTACAATAACCTTACCGTTACTGAACTAAAATCAATGGTAGCATCCAAGCATCTAGCAAACAACCCCAGCAAATTAAAAAAGAATGAATTAATCCAATTATTACAAAAAAATGACGATAAATAAAGTCTAATATATATATTATTAGAATAAACATGAATTCTTTATCATACACTGATTATTCGGTTTATCAAGATTTATACCCACAAGCAAAAACATCTTTAGGATATAATACAAATAATAAATATCCATCTTTTCCACCAATCATGAACGACGGTCGTGCGATTGTAGCATCATATCAACCAGAGGCCGTCGCCAATGACGAATTAATTAAGAAAAATAATATTGGATCGAATTGGGAATATCGCCAATTTTTAACAAAAAATGCACTCGCCATTATTAACCAAAATTTTACGGAAACATCAAACGACATGGGATATTACAAGCGATTTGCTGATGCGCCCATTGCCAATAATACATACGACACTACAAATACTGTTCCTTATTTATACAAGTCTTATTCAGATAATAACAAACCCAAGGGTTACGTAACTAGTGATTTAAAAACGGAATATCTATCCAGAGAGCAATTGAACAGTCGGTTATCATCCACCGTTATTACCCAAGATGAATTTATTCGCCAATAAAAAATTATTATTGAAGGGAAAAAAATAAATAGAAACCAGATGATTCTATTTATTCATAAGAGATGACTGACAAAAAACGAGTTCTCAGTTTTGACGTTGGTATTAAAAATATGGCATATTGCATGTTTGATATTTATGATACCCAACCCATCAGCATTCATAATTGGGGTATTATTAATTTAATGGATACATCAGCAAATACAGTTGTCGAGTGTCTATGCAACTATATGATTCCTGCAAAAACGAAAAAGGGTATGCCTAAGATTTGTAATCGAAAAGCGAAATTTAGTAAAGAATCCATGTATTTTTGTGAAAAACATGCGAAAATAAAAAGTGAATATTTGATTCCTACAAAGGAGTGTTCTCCAACATCAATCAATAAATTGAGGGTTGATAAAATACATGAACTTTATAATAAATATAGTATCCCTCTTCCAACCACTAAGCAAAATCGCCCTGAATTAATTGAAAATGCAAATGCCTGGTTCTCTAATAAGTGTTTACAAATAATAAAACCTGCCGAAAAAAAACGTGCCGATGAATTTGATTTAATCAACATTGGTCGTAGTTTAAAACTAAAATTAAAGGATATGCAGGGAATAGATGATGTAACACATGTTATTATAGAAAATCAGATATCACCGATTGCAAATCGAATGAAAACAATCCAGGGTATGTTAGCACAATATTTTATTATGCAAAATGATAATATTATCATAGAATTTATATCGTCCGCAAATAAATTAAGCCAATTGGTGAAAACCTATCAACCCTTACAAAATACATTGATACCACTACTGCATTCAGATGCAAATGAAGGGGGTGCTGCAGGATCACAAGAAATAACAATGGAAAGAGAGAACCAGAACTTACCAAAAACAAAAAAAACTCCCAATTATAAAAAAAATAAGACAGATGGAATCGCAACATGTAGCCACATCATTGATCGGTATGATCAATTTCATAAGTGGAAATATATGTTAAAAAATAAGAAATCTGATGATTTAGCCGATTGTTTTTTACAAGGTATTTGGTATGTTCGAAAAATGAAATTTATAGAATAATAATAAGGGGAAATTAGATAAAGGTTCTCTGATTATATGTATTCAAGTCAAGAACTTATGATAGATATCCAAACTATCCAGAATGATTTTCATACATTGGCTTATTTGTACGATTCCAATAATATTCCAAGTTTTATTATAAAAAAACAATTTAGATCCCTAGTAAACCAAGGATCTAACACAAGCGAAGTAGTAAAACGGTCATTGGCGAAAATGAAACCAACCGAGAGAGAACACTTTATAAAAAAACAAATTGAATTATGGGATTTTTGATGTCTTTTTGTCGAAAAATATATTTATAATCAAAAACAAAATAAAAAATACACAATCATTCTATTATGCGATATCTAAAAACAATATTAAATCGATTTTTGCCAAAACAGGTTCCCAAACCGATGGGCAGATGGGGCAATGAAAAATGTCATGTAAAAGTGGACCAAAAAATAGATTTATCAAATGAAGACCATTGTGGCCCATGTGGACAATATGCATTATTAAAGACGGAATTGAACAATAGAGAAAGTAGCCTCATCGATAACAAAAAATCGAATTAGATCAATGAAACAAAAATAGGATGAAATAAAAAATTATGCGGAATAGAACTTAAATACAAAACTTTTAGAATAATATACAATATGGAGATTATCGACATTGGATTAAATGATTTAGAACCACTAAACCTCCATTTATCATCTGATGGAGAACCTAGTACAAAATCTGTAAATTTCGGTCCAGGCATCGAGTTATTAATGAATGATAAGGCAAAGGCATCTTCGTCTCAAAATATTAATGTAGATTTAGGCGATTTGGATAGATTAGAGAATGAATTGAATGATTTATCTGGTAAATCAAGTGATGGTTCTCATGGTGAAACAAAAACATTGAATGGATTTACAAATAATTTATTTAATATGGCAGGTTTTACCGATGTTAAACAAAATGCAGCCACCAATGAATTCATCAATGATTCGAAACTTGGATCTGCTACTGCAGAAAGTATTGGAAATGCAAAGACGTGGGATGGCTTTACTAAGCTTAATGAAATACCATTGAATACTGAACGTTCATCAGCGAATATGACCGATCGCGAAAAACGAAGAAAAAAGCGCATGATGATAAAGAAATTGGAGGAGTGGTACAGCAAGGGTGCAATTAAGACATCTTCTCACTTATCTATGGAATCTGCATATGAAGAGGTTGAGGATGAATATGAGACTGTTATGGATGATAAGCGTAAAAAGGACAGTATAAAGTTGCAAAAATGGTGGTTCATGACATTTGTGAATTCCATTGAATATGCAAATGCAGCATTTAATCCGTTTGATGTGAATTTGGATGGTTGGGGAGAGCAAGTGAATGAGGATATTGATAGTTATGAGGAAATTTTTTCAGAGTTGCATGAAAAGTACAAGGGTGGTAAGTTGGCCCCTGAAATATCATTGTTGCTACGTCTAGGGTTTAGTGCATCTGTTGTACACTTTACTAACAAGGCATTGTCAAGCAGTGTGCCTGGTTTTAATGATGTTATTCGTCAAAGCCCAGAGCTAATGCGCGCCTTTACGAATGCAACAGTTAGTTCTATGAGTCAGCAATCGCCTGGGTTTGCTTTTGCAAACAATTTGATGCAGGATCATAATAACAAGCCTCGTGGACCTCCGCCACCTGCTCCTGTAGAAACCAAAAATATGCCTGCACCCAATCGTGGACCTTCCATGGTATATACTGAGGCACCAGGAAATCGCCAAGACATTAATGCAGCAAGAGGCGCAATGTTTCAAGAGCAGGGGGTGAATATCCAATCCCAGTATCAAAGCGCGAATGAGCAACCTCGCAGTCTACGACCACCTCAACAATCAAATAATGTGCAAAATGAAATGTTTTCGCAACCACAGAGACAGCAACAGCAACAACAGCAGCAGCCTACATCACACCGTCCAGAAATGCGTGGACCACAAACAACTGATATTGACAACATTTTATCCAATTTGAAGGTCCGTAATGTAGATATTCACAATCAGCCTGCCAGTGTTGAAGACGATTCTATGATTTCAATTGGTTCATTGAAAGATATGCAAAATCCCAATATGCCCAAACGCAGTCGCAGAAAGCAGCGATCTGATAAAAATGTCGTTTCTCTAGATATATAAAGTATTGCTTTGTATAAAAATTGATTCATAACAAATATAAATAATATTATACTATTATAACAACGATAGTATAATAAAATGGCATCTGTAAACAAACAACAATTTAAAACCGCTCCTACTTACGGCGTCTATACAAATGCAGCGCTTACTATGAAGGTGAACCTTTCCATAAACGAGGTAGGAAAAAATATAAAACAAAATTTAGAATATGTCATTTCCAAAAAAACAGAGGGTAGGTGCATTAAAGAGGGGTTTGTCAAACCCAATTCCATTCGTGTTCTAACCTATTCAAGTGGAATCGTCCAGGGCGATCTTATTGTATTCGAAACTGTATTTGAATGCAAACTATGCAACCCTGTTGAGGGTATGAATATTACCGATTGTGTCGCAAAAACAATTACGAAGGCTGGTATCCATGCTGAAGTGATTGACCAGGATGGTGTTGTTCCAGTAACAGTGTTTATTGCAAGAGACCATCATTTTCAAGATAAATTATTCAATACAGTCATTGAGGGTTCAAAAATAAATGTTCGCGTGGTAGGTTCTCGTTATGAGTTGAATGACCCCTATATTTGTGTTATTGCAAAATTGTTAGAACCGCAAACCGGAAAACAAGGACCTGGTCAAGGGCAAGGGCAAGGAACAAAGCGTCCTATTACCATTTTAGAAGAGTAACCATAGTTCTCCAAAATATACTTGACCTTTATGGTAAGTATATGTTGGAATAGATGGTATGCCTTTATAATATCTTATATTTCAATGCGCTTATCATAAATTGCAAATACATCTTTATCATGCGAAATAACAAATATACATTTTTTATATACCTTGAAATCACGAATGAGTTGAATAATTTCCATCTTTAAATCATTATCCAACGCATTTGTAGGTTCATCCAGAATAAGAATTTTAGATGGTAATACCAAACCGCCAATAAAATTAACCACTTGTCGTTGTCCACCAGACAAGTTCTCTCCCAACAATCCTGCCGATTTGTTTTGAATATCTATATTCTTAAAAAGGTCTCGGATTTTGGGATATTTCATAATAATTTGTAAATATTTGTCACAATGTTCTCTATCTCCACATCCATAAAATATATTTTCGACAACTGTTTTATCAAATAACTTTGAGTTTTGATTCACATAGGCAATATTTCTACGGATGTAATCACCATCTATGTCTTTTATATTTACACCATCTATAAAAATATTTCCAGATTGGGGTTTATATAATTTCAATAGCAATTTCGCAAACGTCGATTTACCATTACCAGATAATCCTGTTATGCCGATTATTTTATTTTCTAATTTCACAGTAATATTCAGGTTTTCGAATAGCATTTTGTCTGATTGTTCATATTTAAATGACACGTTCTCGAATTTAACAATATCAAAGGGTATATCGACAGGATTATATACAGTATCATCCACATGTTTATAATCTATCTTCATTTTATCAAACAAATCTAAGATAAAGTTGGCTCTCGAAATAAAGTCCATAAAATCAGGGAAAGACTGTATTGTTGAACTAAATCGTTCTTTATATAATAACAAAACTGTAAATATAGCAATAAACATGGTAACCGTTATCTGTTTTTGGAAATATAAATGGATGAGGTAACTAATAGCGAGTGATACTATAATAAAAATTATAATATTGCAAACAAAATTAGTATAATTAACCGCTTCGTAATAATCAGCGCCACGTTTAATACCAATTTCAGTAATTTCAGCAAATTCATTCATCTCATTTTCTGAGTTTCCTCTATGAATAATCTTATCCAAATTATTTAAAATATCAATGATTTTCGATTCGCTGTTATTAAAATAAATCTCATAATCATCTCTTAAACCGACTAAATAATTCCAATTATAATATATATATCCAATGGTTAATAAGTTGCATAATAAGAAAAATATTCCAAAAACAGGATTCTTTAAAAAGAAGTATCCGGTAATAATGATCAACAATGTTACATTTGGGAGAACACTATTTACTACATTATAAAAGAGCCCAAATCCAGATGAAGCCATTCGATTAATTGGAGAACTTAGTGTTGTAAAATTTATTTCATCCAATTCTTCGCGATTAATCATAAGAACATATTTTAACAATTGATGGCGCAACCATTGTCTTAATTTTGTTAACACCTTATTTTGTAACATTCTATACACGTTTAAAACAAATAGAGCAAAAGCGGTTACTAGTATAAAATATCGCAAATATTCCCATGCATTCTCACTGTCCTTTTTTTCAATAAATTGGATTAATTTCGCACTTATGAGTGACATTCCATTTATCTGAAAAATGTTAATTAAAAAACTTAATAGAACCAATGCTATTGTCGAATATTTTTGTTCCGTAAAAAATGTGGAAAATAAATAGGATAATATATTCATATATTCGTATATATAGTCATTTATATTTTAATCTAGATATTGTAAATCTATAAAAACAATATAGAATAATTTGTAATTATATTGTATTACTTACAGATATGAATCTAGATCAGATTGAAAATATAAAAAAAACAGTAGAGGCAATGAATAAATTTGACCAATTGGAGATTCTTAAAATATTATCAAAGAACATTTGCAAAATAAATGAGAATAAGAGTGGTGTTTTTGTAAATTTATCATTGTTGCCACAACCGGTTCTACATGAAATTAATGACTATATTCACTATATTAAAGACCAAGAAGATCGTCTGAATAAATTGGAGTGCAAAAAAACTGAATTTAAAAATGCATTCTTCGTAGATAAAGATAATAAAGAGGATTCTAGTAATAAATATATTCCGGTCTATAAATAATTTGGTAACAAATGTCTAATTCTTATTTGAATGGCATATTCTTTCAATCGAATGAAATAATGGATATAATTGATATTAAAAAATTCGACCCTTATGTTCTCTCAAAGGAAAAAAAAGATTGCCTATTTTCAGAAGTTGTTATAAATACTATAGAACCATCAGTTATTATTATGCCTCCTATTATTTCCGAAAACAATTGTAAAATAACCGTAAAAACAGTTTCTGATCTAGCGATTGAACCTGCTGAGAATATTGATCAGGTGTCTATCGTAAAAACAGCACGCGAAAGGGACGATCTTATTTATGTAAAACAAGATGATACACTCTTTTGGTGTTTATATATTTTGCATCATGGATTTTCGGATTATCATAATATCGGTAGAAACTATGGTGTGAAAGAATTGGAAGAAAAATCAAAAATTTATGATTTCGTAAAAACAAATCCACTTCTTATTAAGAATACAAATACAAAAATCACAAATGTTGCCATTAAAGAAATTATATCAGAATTAATATCTGTCCAACGAAAAATGTCATATCAGTGCATGATTGCATCACTTGTGTATTACCAAAAGAATTTGATTATAGTTGATAAAACAAAAACATCTATGATTGAGTTTTGGATAGATAGAGATAATATTCCATCAATGGAAAGTGCCGATTTGTTGCAAACCAACGTATTATATCGCGATGAGCGTGGAAATTACAAATTGCAACTAGAAAATATTTCTATTTCTAAGATTATGGATATGAGATCAACTATGTATATATGGGAATCTTATGATAAACCATTAAGGGGTCTATCCTCATACAAAGTTCATGAACTAGAAGATATTTGCAAAAAATTAAAGATTGATACGATATCGAAAAAATACAAAAAAAATGAATTGTATGAAGCGATTCAAAACAAAATTGGTTTGAACTTTTCATAAAGACTGTCTTCTGAATTTATTATATTAAAAATGGATATAGAGAGTTTACCCATTATATACTTGTAAGGGAAGAATGGTATTAGCACTTGTAGCTCAGTTGGTTAGAGCATCGGTCTTATGAGCCGAAGGTCTGCGGTTCGAAACCGCACTGGTGCACCAATAAGCATCGATGGCCGAGTGGTTAAAGGCGCAAGACTTAAGATCTTGTTCTTCGGATTCGTGGGTTCGAACCCCACTCGATGCATTTTTTATATAAAACTGTCCCTATGCCAGTTTTATATTATTATAATTATAATAAAAAGAAAATAAAGAATTTGGAAATACTACTAGTATATTAGTAAAATGCAAACTCCGGTCGCCGAGATCAAAAAGAAGAATGTTTTTGTATTAGTTCCTGCATTTCCATGCCAGTTTAAAGCTGCGGTCAATTATATGTTGGATTCTGGAAAATTCAATGTATTGGGACTTACAAATGAAACCGACGCTGACTATTTACGGTTTAACATAAGAACATTAAATGAAAATTTTCAATTAATCCCAAATTTACCAGTTACTTATCCTATTATTGAAAGTGCTGTTATTGCATATTCTCTTGAATTGACCAAGTTAAAACAGCAAAACAATATTCCGGATCTTATTCTTGCACATGTGGGTTCAGGAATGGAATCACTTATATCCGATATATTTCCTGGCGTACCATTAATTGGATATTACGAATGGTATTCTGATTATAAGCTTTCCAAGGAACCACTATCGATTGCAACAAACCATTACCATAATTATTACCTGCATAATTTTATTAAAAACAGTAGTGTTGTGGTTACCCCTACTCGTTTGCAGCGAAAACAGTTTCCAAGCGACATACAACATCGCATGATGATTTTGCATGAAGGAATTGACACTTCATTTTATAAACCAACCAGAGAAATAATAACGAAAGATAAAAAGGTCATTACCTACGTGTCGCGTGGGTTGGAGCCTAGGCGTGCATTTTTGCAGTTTATTAAAATTATGAATTTGGTTTTGCAGATTGATAGCAATATTGTTGTAAAAATTATTGGAAATGATAAGATGTATTACAAGGAAGAAGGGTTTTCCGAAATTTCATACAAACAAGAGGCCATTCGTATTCTCACCGAAGGAGGTACGATTGATAAGGTACAATTTATGGACGCTCAGACAAACGCAGTTACATTGAAAACATTGCAGGAATCTGACCTACATATTTATTTTTCTATTGTTGCGATACCATCGTGGTCATTTTTAGAGGCATTATCCACTGGTTGCGTAGTATTAACGTCTAATACTGGCGTTGTTGACGAATTTTATTGGAAGGATAAGCCCAACTTTTTCTTTACTGATCACGATAATTACTTTTCGTCACGCGATACCGTATTAAAACTATTGTATACCGACAATTCACAAACTAGACGAAATGCTAGAGAATATATGTTGCGAAACTACAACAATACTATGTGTGAGCGAAAGTGGGGTGATCTAATCGAAAGTTTATTGTAAGCATTTTTATTCTATCCCTATTATAGAATAAAAATATGAATAGTCTAGAGAATCTGGTTATTTATTGGATAAATTTGGACAAGTCTAAAGACCGTTGCAAATATATGAAAACAGTTCTCAAAGACCCTGTTTTCGAGAACATTCCTACCCATCGTGTATCAGCATTTGATTCAGAAAAACATGATTATGTGGACCGCCTTATATTGACGACAGTTCCTCCACATATGAAACCATCCGCCTACGGTTGTCTTATATCGCACCTAGACGCAATATATAGGTTCTCTAAAAGTAAGTATGATTATGCAATAATATTTGAGGATGATATTTCTCTTGAATTTAAGAAATATTGGAATAAATCTCTGAAAGAAATAGTAAACGATTGCCCCACTGATTGGGAAATTATTCAATTGGGATATGGGTTAAATAACAATGATCCGACCGCGTTTCCAAAAAAGGAATACACGCCTATGAAAATAGGGAATTATTCACAAACCCTGAGCTATATTATTTCCAAAGAAGGCGCACAACGTCTTATGAACGATATTTATATGGATGGAAAATATAAAATCTATGATAATATTTGCCAAGAAGCGGACAACTTTTTATTCAACACTTTGAGAACCTATACTTATAGAATACCCTATTTTACAAACAATACCGATTTTGTTTCTACAATACATAATGAACAGGTTCTCGGAAGTAAAATATCAAAAGAAGTTATTCGAGAAAAACTGGATAAGATCTTTGGGAAAAAATCCAAAACAATAAAAAAGAATATAAAATGGCGTGCAACGAGGTGCATAAACGGTAAGCGGAAAATAGGCATATTTACTGAAAATACAAATAAATAAAAATTGAATCAAAATAAACACTTCATCAGAAACAAAATAAATATATCCAATTATTACATATAACAACGAATCTATTTATATAATGAAACAACATCAAATGCATACTAATAATAAACCGGTTGAACAAAAAACGACTGCGCAATTGAAAACTGAATTTGAAGAAATCGTTGGCCATTATTTAGCTAGTAATCCCATTCTTCCAAAAATGAACAATAAAATAAGTGAATTGGAAATTCGTTTTGGGTCGAATCCTCGCATCGGAAAACCCATTTCTAAGATCGATTATGATAACGTTATAAAGCAATTATATGCATGTGGATTTAAACCTGAATATGAAAATGGCATACAAATTCTACGCATTCGAAATCAATTTATTGACCCCAAAACCGGTTTTACGAAAATGTCGAATATTCGTGCAGAAATTGTTGGCATTGAACTCATCCAAGAATATTGTCATAGCAATAGTATTCAAAAAATCATAGATATGCCAAGCCATTCATTTAATAAAGTAAAATTTACGCAGAAAACAACAGCAACTAAAACAAATGGTGAAATTATCCGACCCTCTGATAATCCAGATTTTAATTTCCGCACATCTTATCAATTTGAACAAGATTTCCATACGAGTTCTCCTATGATAAATAAGATTGTTCGTGATTGGAGCGACAATAAGAAAGAATTCCGTTGTTTAAATCGTGTGCGTTTTATTCATCCAGATTATCCGGTTTTTGTAGACCTCAGTATCGTTAAGATGTCCAAGCGATCAAATAAAGTAATGATCCCCTATTATACGATACAAGAAGCTGGCGTGTTTAATGGACCAGAAATATATGAAATCGAAATCGAGATTGATAATGCGCGCGTAGGAAGTGGAACACCTTACAATACAGGCAAAGCCTTATTGGATGTAATTCGTAAATGTATACGTATTGTTCTAACTGGATTGCAGGGTTCAAAATACCCAATTTCAGTTACTGAGCGAGATGTTATATTGAATCAATACGCAAAGCTTATTTATGGCGACGATTTTACGCAAACAAAGCGAATTCCGTTTATTGGTCCAGATTCAAATACCCTTCAAACCGAAAATATATTACCAGTGAATGAAAAATCCAATTTGCCGAATATTCGAAGTGGTTATACGGTTACTGATAAGGCGGACGGTGATCGTAAAATGTTGTTTATTAATAATGAGGGGAAACTCTATTTTATTGATAAAAACATGTATATTACATTTACTGGTTCTAAAACTATCGAAAAAACCATCTTTAATACATTAATTGACGGAGAGCATATTAAGTATGATAAAAATCATAAATATATAAATCTATACGCAGCATTTGACCTCTATTATTTAAATAAAAGATCCACAAGAGAATTATCGTTTGTGAACAGTGAACCGATTAGTAAAGACAATCCTGAATCGAAATATCGATTATTGTTATTAAATAAGTTGATTGAAATCATGAAGCCTGTATCTATTTTGAATGACACGCCTAGTCAAACATTATCAAACGATTTACTTATAAAATGCAAACAATTTGAGATTGCCGATGATAAAAAAACCATCTTTCAATGTTGTTCCAACATATTGTCAATTATGAGCGATGATCTGTATGAATACAATACGGACGGCATGATTTTTACCCCTATTCATTGTGGGGTGGGCGCCAGTAAAAGTGGTTCAGCCGGTCCGATTGAGCGAAAAACGTGGGCAGAATCATTCAAGTGGAAGCCTGCACAATTTAACACAATCGACTTTTTGGTTTCAGTTAAAAAAGATAAAACAGGAAAAGATGAGATACACCATGTTTTTGAGGATGGTGTCAATTTGCAAGGTTCTACGAATATGCTACAATACAAGACTCTCATCTTACGATGTGGGTTCAATCCAACGATTCATGCATCCATGAATCCTTGCCAGGCAATTTTGGATGATAACATCATCATTCCAGATAATCTAGATAAAGATGAAACGTATAAGCCAGTTCCATTCCAACCAACTGAACCCTATGATTCGAATGCCTGTTTTTGTAATATTTACTTGAAACGCGATTCTAGTAATATGATCATGAAGACGGAAGAAGGTGAATATTTTGAGGAAGATATGATTGTTGAATTTAAATATATTATGGAAAATTCAGTTGGTTGGAATTGGGTTCCCTTGCGTGTAAGATATGATAAGACCGCTGACTTGCGAAATGGAGGACGCAATTACGGAAATGCGTATCACGTTGCTAATAATAATTGGCATTCTATTCATAATCCGATTACCGAAAAGATGTTATCTACTGGCGAAGGTATTATTGAATCTAGTTTAAATGACGATGTCTATTATAATCCTACTACAAAGGAAACAACGACGCGCGGATTGCGTGATTTTCACAATTTATTTGTTAAAAAGAAGTTGATTCGTGGCGTTGCCCATAGAGGTGACACACTTATTGATTATGCGGTAGGCAAAGGTGGAGATTTGCCAAAATGGAATAGTGCAAAATTATCATTTGTTCTAGGAATCGATATTAGTATCGATAATATTCACAACCATTTAAATGGGGCATGTGCTAGGTTCTTAGAATCCAAGAAAAAATACAAGGATATGCATGATGCGCTATTTGTGGTTGGAAATAGCTCACTAAATATTCGGTCTGGACAAGCATTTAATAGTGAAAAAGATAAAATGGTGATTCGTGCCGTCTTCGGAAATGGACCGAAGGACCCCCAGGTTCTTGGACGTGGTGTTTATAAACAATATGGTAAAGTGCAAAGTGGATTTAATATTAGCTCATGCCAATTTGCTATGCATTATTTCTTTGAAAACAAACGAACCCTACATTCGTTTTTACGAAATTTGGCCGAATGTACTCAATTAAACGGATATTTTATCGGAACGTGTTATGACGGTCAGACTGTATTCAATTTATTAAAAACGAAATCCAAGGGTGAAGGAATTACTATATTCAAAGGAGAGCGAAAAATATTTGAAATTACCAAAGAATATGATCAAACTGGATTTCCTGAGGATGAAGAGTCGCTAGGTTATGGAATTAACATTTTCCAAGAAAGCATCAATAAAGTATTTCGTGAATACCTAGTAAATTTCAAATATCTGGTTCGTATTATGGAGGATTATGGGTTTATCCTCGTGAAAAAGGACGAGGCTTTACAAATGCAATTGCCAGATAGCACCGGACTATTTAATGAACTCTATCAATATATGGAAAATGAAATGAATACAAATAAAGAGGCTAGAACCTATTATGGCGAATCGAGATATATGTCGAATGAAGAAAAACGAATCTCTTTTATGAACCGTTATTTCGTATTTAAAAAGGTTCGCAATGAAAATGTAGAAAAAATTGCCAAAATATTAGAAAATAATGAAAAACAGTCAGAGGAAAGACGAGAAGAGGTTATGGCAGATATTGAATCTGAGGTAACAAAATCGTCTAGTCAACTACAATTAGAACCTGCTAGTGAAAAACTATCGATTACTATTCCAAGAAAAATAAAGAAAAAGGTGGTATTGGATAAGTATTCTGTAACAGAAGAATCGAAAAATAAACCATCACTAGTAAATGAGCCAATTGTAATAACAGAACTAAATCCTACAGGTGAACCGATCAAATTAAAGATAAAACGTCCTACTAGGAAATAATTTTGACTATTTGCGACATCTGGGTTCCATCTATTTTTCTATCGGTATCATTACGGTTTCTGTAAAAAATAAAATCCTTATTTTTTAAATGATCATACACCTTCTCAAACTCGCCATGATAGTCTGGCACATATGTATATTTTTCAGGAACTATTTTAATCATTTTTATATCAGGCAAATGGTCTTTTATAAAGATGCCAATCGCAACATCGTCGATTATATCACTTCGTACAAGATCTACTTTTTCAACGAGTCTATTTATAACATTTTTTGACATTATAATGCTTGTGCCAGATGCAAAATTAACATCATATATTTTCTCATCAGTTTTATCAACATCAATCGATTCAACACTGAACGTTAAACCGCTTCCATAGTCGATGGGTTGCTTTGCTAGTTCTGACGTTAATAGTTCAAAATTAATGATTGTGCTAATATTGCTTCTTACTACATAGTCGTAATGATTATATTCATCTTTAAAATAAGAAAATGCTAGTTTTGTTTTATCAGTAATTCCTGGAACATAACTTTCTTTACCTTTTATAAAAAGTACATTGTTCTCTAATTTGTACGGTTCTTCCAACGTCTCTGAGAATGTATAATACACAGTTTTTACGTTAGAAAAGTTTTTATAATATTCTTCGGTAATTCGCTTCATATTGTCATACTCGTCGCTGCCGGATGAATACAATACTAAATTAAAAAAGCGAATATTTGATTCCATATTTTCTCGTTTTTGGCTGGGAGGAGTATCTACTAAATCAGCATACTTATAACCGATTATAGTTATTGGTAAATATTTTGGACTGTAGAATGCGAGCAAAATAATCATCATCGTAATAAAAAATAATAAACATGCATGTATTTTCATTTTCTACTATTATATTATTAGATAAATAATATAGATTTTTTTTTCTTTACTATAAAAGTAGAATCATTAAACCAAAAATTATAGAATGACTTATTATTTATTGCCGAGAACCAATCCATCTATAATAAAATTTATTAATTGTGAAAGTACAGACAATATTCCTGGTGCAACCATATCCAATTCATTGTCTAGTTTTCTCTATGATATCAAGGGTAAATTAAATAATTATCCTGATTTATGGGACGTATTTAAAAAATATACAAATCCGTACGAGTATATACATAGTGTCCCACCCTATAGAAAAAAAAATATATCTAAATATAAGCCATTATCGCGTTCTTATTTTAAAATGATAGAGATGATTAATCTATTTGATATTAAATATGTAACCAAACCTGCTATAAATGCGTTTCATCTAGCTGAAGGTCCTGGTGGATTTATTGAAGCCATTTTAAACATTCGCCAGTGCCCACAAGACAAATATATTGGAATGACTATATTAGATGACATTAGCGATCCGAACATACCTGGATGGAAAAAAAGTAATATGTTTTTAAAGAGAAATGCGAATGTTTCCATTGAAGCTGGTGCTGATAATACTGGTAACATATTATCAATTGCCAATTTTAAGTATTGTAATGAAAAATATGCATCATCTATGGATTTGATTACCGCGGATGGAGGATTTGATTTTTCATTTGATTTCAATAATCAAGAAATATCCATTGCGCAATTATTATTTGGACAAGTATGTTACGCACTGATTATGCAGAAACAAGAAGGGAATTTCATATTGAAAATTTTCGATTGTTTTATGCAGCACACTATTGATATCATTTATTTGTTATCAGCATTTTACGAAAGGGTCTATATTATAAAGCCAAATACTAGTCGATATGCAAACTCGGAAAAATATATTGTATGCAAGGGATTTATATATTCAAAAAATGATTCTTTTTATCCTCTCCTATTAGAAACGTTTACTAAAATGATCCAATTACCACAAGATAAATATATTCGCCGTTTTTTATCTATTCCAATTCCCTATTATTTTTCAATTAAATTGGAAGAATTGAATTCTGTATTTGGCCAGAAACAAATAGAAAATATCCATTTTACTATTTCATTTTTGGAACAACGCAACAAACAAGATAAAATAGAAAATCTAATCAAAGTAAATATTCAAAAGTGTATCCAATGGTGTAATCGAAACAATGTTGAATACAATAATATGAATAATATTAGTCAAAAATCAATAGATGATGATAGTCATATATCAGAACCGGAAAATTGATTTATTTTTTACGATAAAAAAGAAATCAATCAAAATGAACCAACAATATATATCTAGATTGCCTAGAGAAATTCAGATCTTGATAGGAGAATATAATGTAGACCATAGGAAAATTATGAATTGGGTTTTACATGATATAAGAAAAATATCACATTTCCAGTCATTTTACTGGACATTGCGAGAGATAGAATGCATGGAATATTGTGATATGTGTAATCGATTTTTGTCAGGTCCAGTATTCACTTTTCGTTGCTCATACAATTACAAGTTTTGTTCATCTGTATGCATTGAACAATCTGAATGGTACAATTCGTATAATTAGCCATAGTCATAGTCATAGCCATAACCAAAGATGGCATTTTTTATTTGATTATTTCTTAGAAAACGTACATATTTGAGGACCATATTTTGGTATTTTTGGGTAAGTCGTATTTGGATATCCGATTTTATCCTTTTTCGTGTATCCACTTTCACCCACACCATATGCAACCGCATTATCAATATTTACACCATAGGCGCCTCTAAATAGTTGGGTATTGCAAGTTATTGTATTATATCGTTTACGCAATATTAATGAACTCGAGCTAACACCGCCCTGTTGAGCAAATTGAGGATTATTCGGTTTATAAAAGATGGGTATGTATAGCGGCTGTATTCCAGGTTTAACAATTGATGTAAATACCTGATCTATTGGATTAGTTTGTGTATTAGTGGGTGCAGTAATACGTGTATTTGGATAATTTCCTGCATTAAATCCAATTGCTTGCTGAATTGCATTATTTAATATAATAAATCCTGGAACAACTGCGTAAGTGGGCATTGTCCATGAATTAACAAATGCACCATAAGCATCTTTTGGCATAGAAATATTGTTTTGCATTGCCGCATATATACTACCACCAGTGGCTGTTACTTGTAATTCAATTACATTTAAAAAGGTGTTGTATGCAATATTTAATAGGTATATATGAGATTGTGTAGTGGCGTCCAATAAGTAATGATAATTCGAATCCATTGTTAATTTTAATTGATGATTTAAATCTTCCACTTGATAATAACCATGAGGAACAGTAACTGTGTAGTTTAATGTATCTACCCATTGATATTGGAATGAAACATCATTTTGGATATAATATCTCTGACAATGATTAATGCCATTTGCAGAATATATATTCGATACTGACAATGCATCGCCAGGTGTAACCTTTGAATCACCTATGCGAACATAATTATATTGATTTTGATCAAATTTTCGGTTTCGACTTACTAAATATTGATTCGTGGACGTATAATAAGTATCATTGTTTTTAGTAATATCAAACTGACGCTTTATGATGCCGCTACTACGAACACGACGTCTTGCATTTGTTGCAACACATTCATTTGGATCAAGACATTTACCGAATGCCTCGGTATTATTGTTTACTAAATTATAATCTAATGTCATGACTAAATCTTTAGGGTTATTCTTTGATGTATTTACAATGGTTCCATTGGGACGATTAATATCGTCGATTTTGACAGATGTTCTCTGATAACAATTCGATACATCACCAGTAACTATCTCTTTTCTATATATTTTTAGCGGCATTGGGTTGAACAAAATATTGGTAGCTATAGTAGACGATACTTTTGTATTATTTTTAATAATTCTACTTGTTATTTGTGTAAATGTTTTACCTTTCCAGGGAATAATCGGTATTTCATTCATATTTAATCTTGCTGACATTTTTATGATAATATATATATTATATTATATATGTATTTATGAAAATAAACAATATTTTTTATATAGTAACAACTATTGGAATACTACTATTTTTTACATTATTAATAATAAGATATTTACTATTTAATATAAATAAACCGATTGTAGAAACATTGAATATTGGTGGCGATTCTTATGATTTTTCGATTAATGCAGAAGGAATACCTGTAGACAAGGACGGTAATCCTGTCTATGATTATCATAAATTAGATTCACTTGGTACAGTATTTTCAAAAAGCATCTCTAAATATGTAAATATTGATCAATTACCTGTATTTATTTCTGGCGTTGATGACAGCGCGAATAATATGCAAAGAAAAAACAATTCGAATTATTTGGACACATTATTAGGGGGTGGGTCTGGATCTGAAAGCGAATATATAAGTAAATTTCCATTTCTTAGTTCAAACTATAAAACACCGACGCTGCCACCAGTTGACAAAAACTATGTAGATAAAAATGTAGTGATCAGTCCACCTAGTCCATTCAGTAATCCAATTGAATTGCGCCAGGGTGCTACAAAAAGAACAAAGCCAGTTTTTGGAAATAATGGCTCTGTTAGTTGCCAAGCCTACTGCGCTGGTAGTGGAAATGGGCGACCATGGAACAATGAATTGCCGCAAGATTGGAACGGTGCACAATGTACATCCGTTTCTGGAAAAGTAAAGAATTTTAAGATTACTATGGATTATCCAACCGCTAACTATAGTATAGATTGTGATTCATCTTGGAACCCAAGTATCGTGGACGTAAGCTGTATTTGTGAAGAGACTGGTTATGGTTGGAAGACTGGCGGTACTGGTTATTTTTTTAACAATGGTTCTGTTAGTTGTAATGATTTTTGCAGCAAAGGTGGCGGTGAGACTGGTGAACTCGTGCCATATAGCTGGTATGGCGCTAAATGCACTGGTGTAGTAAATATAGGAAGTGGTGGTGATTTGGGTGGCTGTGATGGAAAATGGTCGAATAGTTGGAATGGTCAAGTTCCGGCACCCAATGGTACAAATTTTGGAAAATGTCAATGCCAAAGTACTGGATTGGGTTGGAAAGATTACTCGCACACAGACAAACCGAATCTTCCTCCGAATTTGCCTGATAATTCTCAAATAAAATGCACAAGTGACAAAATTTGTGCTGGATTTGAACCTGATGGTAAAGTCTATTGTTATGGAGATAATCGTGGCTGCAAATGGAATCAGAATGATTGTAACACAGACGCTGACTGTAAAGCCAAATATTATCCTGGATTATCGCCCAAGTATACGGACGGCAAACAGTTGAGTTGCCAAAATTATGATAATTTTTGGAATAATTTTATGACATTTAACTTTGACCACTGGCTAAACGATAATCAATTAATGTCTGGTAGTAACTGGGGTTACAAAGTGTGTCCTAGCAAATATGCTATTACTAAAAGTGGTCCAAATACACAATTGGCACGCGCTGGTAGAAATGCGAATAATGGGACTGTGTCATGCAATGATTTTTGCAAAGGTATAAATGGAGGGCCGTGGACATCTAATATTCCATCATCCTGGAATGGAGCCAAATGTGTGGCGGTAGAGAGCAATTTCCGAGATAAAGGTTTAAATTGCGATAATGGGTTTACGGTTGGTGCAAATGACCGTGGATCGAAAGATGGGAAACCAACCTGGGCAGACTGTATATGTACCAATACTGGAAGTGGCTGGAGACCGTCGGTTCCACCAAAAGGAACTATTTTTTGTGGGAGAAATAATGCCTGTGTTGGTGTCGGAAATGATGGATATAGCTATTTATTTGGACATAAACCCTGGAGTGATAACAATGATGGTCGATGCAATAGTAATGCGGATTGTGCAAAATTTAATTGGAATTCCTATAAATATACTGATCGTAAGCGTTGTTCAGATGCGGATAATGACATGTCATGGTGGGCGGACCCTTGTCATCTACCTAAGGATTGGGAAATAAAAGGATGGGGTGGAAGATATGGTGAAGCGAGATAAATGATTAGGGGTTTTCATTATTATCGGATAATATATATATAATAATGAAAAAAACAACAAATATTGTTATCTTACTATTAATAATAATAGTTTTAACACTATTGGTTGGGTCATATTTATTATACAATGAACAATTTTTTGTAGATATAAATATTGGTGGAAAGGATATTCAGATAAATGGTAATTTTTCATCAAATACTTTAACTGGAAATACTTTAACTGGAAATACTATCGTTGGAAATACTTTAGTTGGAAATACTACTATATTACCATCGATAACTACTACAACAACGGCTAATCCTACCACAACAACGGCTAATCCTACCACAACGACTACTACTACTACGACAGCTAAACCTACCACAACGACTACTACTACTACGACAGCTAAACCTACCACAACGACTACTACTACGCCATCCCCTACTCCTACCTTGGATCCAGCCGCTTTTATTCCACCAAAGGGTACCATCTTTTGTGGTAGAAACAATGCATGTGTTGGCGTTAATCCGACTGATGGGTATAGTTATTTAGTAGGAACCGACCCTTGGAATAAAGGTAAATGTAATAAAAATATAGACTGTGGAAAATATAACTGGGACCCCAAAAAGACAACTTTGTATACCGACAAAAAGACTTGTGCTAATGCTGACAATGATAAATCATGGTGGGCAGATCCTTGTCATATCTCTATCGAAACTCCATCCGCACAAATTCCTCAGTTTTTAGCTCCACTAAAGGCAAGTAATCTTGCTGGATATAATAATTTAACTGGTCGTTATGGGGTACAGCCTAAATAATAAAATTACCAAAAAATCGTCCCATTTTACACCGATGAACATTTGAAATGGGACAAACAACCGTAGGTTGTTTGCCTTTCAATTGATTTCTCGGTAACTGTTGCCCTTTCACATCTTGTGGGACGCCTAAGCGAAGCAAAGGCGTCCCATTATAAATGTTCAAGGGTGTATATTTTCAAATTTGTGTATTATACGACAAATAAAAAGAGAATCAAAAACTATGTAGAAACTACACAACAATATTCAGTATCGTAAAAATGAATATTGTTTTAGATATATCAAATTATTCCATTTTAAACATTTATTTTTTAGAAACAAAGCGTAATATTATTATGGATGGGACGTTTACTAAATTTATTTATTCAAATGATAATCTTATTTTAAATAGTGTGTATCTGTATTTTCCAATCGAAATCCAAAGCATTGAAAAAACGATGAATAAGAATGCTATTCGTTTTTATCCATCTAGTGAAAATAATATGCCACTTATTAATGAGCTGTCCAAAATAGAATATCGGATTATTGAATATTATAAATTATTACACAAATGTAAAAAACGAACAGTTTGCTTGCTAACAAAACAGCTATTTAATGGCAATCTGAAAGTGTATCGTGAATCAAACGAAAATTCTTATAAAAATCGGAATATTAAATATATTATTAAGCTATCTGGAATTTGGGAAACATATGATGATGTCGGAATTACCTACAAATTAATTGAATGTTATACATAGGGTGTTTTCTAACAACTGCAATTGCAATAGGAAAAAACAATGTTATTAATAATTACATTGCCTCCAGATGCTCTAACTGATATATATCGATAAGGCTCTAATCCATAGAGAAGTATATTTGTAAAATCTGTTTCAAACGATGGTATAGAAATTGTTTTTACTTCCGTTGAACCGGTAACGTCTATAAAAGTATATATTGGAACACCTAAAAATCCTAATTTATTAGAACCATACACAATAAAACCCTCGTCTTTTTGTATGCTGCCAATCGTAATAGTTGGTGGGCCACATTTTAATGATTGTTTTTTTATTAAATCAGCGAGATCAAGTTGTACAAAATGTTTTGTATCGATTTCATGATCAGATGATGAATCGATTAACATTCCCAAACCGTCTTCATCTACACCATGGCCGCTTCTACTATAAAGATTTGTAGGAAGTCCAATTAATGATGGGTCAATAATATTTACAGCGAATCCATAAGCAATAATAGTTGCTACATTGGATATCTGATATGGTTGAGCAACTGGAAGAACAGTTTCACCCAAACTTGATAAATTAAAACTAGATGAACTGCAATCACAGACAAATGCTGGACCAGTGGGGCCTTGGAGACCAGTGGGGCCTGTATCGCCCTTTGGACCAGTGGCACCTGTATCGCCCTTTGGACCAGTGGCACCTGTATCGCCCTTTGGACCAGTGGCACCTGTATCGCCCTTTGGACCAGTGGCACCTGTATCGCCCTTTGGACCACTGACACCTGTATCGCCCTTTGGACCACTGACACCTGTATCGCCCTTTGGACCACTGACACCTGTATCGCCCTTTGGACCACTGGCACCTGTATCGCCCTTTGGACCACTGACACCTGTATCGCCCTTTGGACCTGTGGCACCTTTATCACCCTTTGGACCACTGACACCTGTATCGCCCTTTGGACCTGTGGCACCTTTATCACCATCTTCTCCACAATTTCCACATTCACCTCTTGGCCCTGTAGGACCTATAGGTCCAGTAGAACCAGTATCACCATTTGATCCAGTAGGTCCAGTTGGACCTGTGTCGCCGGTGTCTCCATCACATCCATCTTTTCCATCTTCTCCACATTCTCCTCTGTATCCGTCATTGCCTTTGGGTCCCATCGGTCCAGTGGGTCCTGTATCGCCCATTTCTCCAGTAGGTCCAGTGCAACCCTTGGGCCCAGTTGGCCCCAATTCGCCTTCGCAACCTTCTGGACCCTCTGGACCACGACAACCATCTTCACCTCGTTGCCCACATGGTCCTGTTGGTCCTGTATACCCTCTTGGGCCTGGTTCTCCTTGGCAGCCAGTTGGTCCACGATCACCATCACAACCGTCATCACCCATTGGACCAGGTGGTCCACAATGTCCATGCTCACCCTTTTGTCCAGTAGGTCCTATTTCACCACGGTCTCCTTTTTCACCTTTTTCACCACGTAAACCTTGTTTTCCACGTTCACCGCGAACACCTTGGCAACCCTGTTCACCTCTTTCACCTGTGTCACCCTTAAACCCTTCCTCCCCTCGTGCGCCTCGTGGGCCATTTTCTCCAGTAGGTCCTGTGGGTCCTACAAATTCTCTACGACATTCAGAACGACTTCTTCTGTTATTGCAATTATAACGCTTGTTTGGCGAACAATTACGATTCGTGCGAGAATCGTGTTTTCCGCAACCCTTTTCACAACATTCACCATCCTGTGGCATTTTATATTTATATAATTCGCCTACACTAAAAAATATTAAAATAAAATGAAGTGTGACCATAAATCGTAACATTTTGTAAAATTATATTTACAAAATGTATTTATAAATTATTTTACATTTTGATAATAATAAATTTATCAGGTTTATAACATCGTGGTTTATCACAATCGTCACTTTTTTCAACGCACTTGCACTTACATTTATCATTTTTTTCAGATTTCTTTTTTTTTCCTCCACAATTATCACACTTGCTATCCTCTTTTCCAGAAGATGAACAATTACATTCTTTTTTTGGTTTTTCCTCCCTTGGATGTCTGTAACAACTAGAATCATCACTTACTACACTCTCGGTATCATCGCTGTATCTATCCTTATCACGCCCACAACTACACTTACTAGTTCGTCTCGACATTATTATACTATAAAATAGACAAATATTTTTTCCTACATACCATAATACGCAGCGGATTATGGTTTACAAATGTATTTGCAACATTTGAAATCGTAATTATTGAGCATAAAAAAATATATAATTATATTAATTGTCAATAAAATACAATGACTTTAGTTGGGCTTATTACTGGGATTAATGGTCAAGACGGTTCTTATCTAGCCGAATTATTGCTTGAAAAGGGTTATATAGTATACGGAATTGTTCGTAGAACATCTACCATTAATACTAAACGCATTGATCACCTATTTGAACACCCAAACCTTCATCTCAAATATGGCGATTTAACTGATGCAGCATGTCTAACCGATATATTGTATGAAATTCGAAATCATTATTTTAGCAACGATGCCATTATTGACAGTGGAAATCGCCTAGAAATATATAATTTGGCCGCTATGTCCCATGTAAAAGTATCATTTGAACTCTCTGAGTATACTGGCGATGTGGATGCAATCGGCACCTTACGTCTTTTAAACTCTATCCGAACAACCGGCATGGAAAAATGGACACGATTTTATCAAGCGTCTACGTCCGAATTATACGGTTTAGTGCAAGAAGTGCCTCAGAAAGAAACCACCCCTTTTTACCCTCGTTCTCCCTATGCAGTTGCAAAATTATATGCCCACTGGATTACCAAAAATTACCGCGAAGCCTATGGGTTATATGCTAGTTGTGGAATTTTATTTAATCATGAATCGCCACGCCGTGGTGAAACATTCGTAACACGCAAAATTACCATGGCGCTCGCAAATATCGTTTCTGGAAAACAGAGTTCATTGGTTTTGGGGAATTTAGATGCAAAGCGCGATTGGGGCTTTGCTGGTGATTATGTGGAAGGTATGTGGCGCATATTACAACATGATTATGCTGACGATTTTGTTTTATCCACGAATGAATATCATTCTGTCCGTGAATTTGTAGAAAAGGCATTTTTATTGCGCGGATTTGATATAAAATGGAAGGGTGAGGGTATAAATGAAATTGGGTATGATAATAATTCTGGGCGAGAACTTATTTTTGTATCTGAAAAATATTATCGTCCAGCGGAAGTAGAGGAATTATTAGGAGACTCTACAAAGGCGAGAACTGCACTTGGTTGGACTCCAAATACATCGTTTGATGACTTGGTGAAGATGATGGTGGAGTATGACTGCCAAGGTTGATATGTATTTGTAAACGAAAAAATACATATCAAAATATCGATTTATCTAATCTAGAAATTCATAGAAAAGCGTGGCTTTCCTCGTTTTCCTGCTGGGCGCATAAACGATTGCGTTATTGGTGTGGGTGGCACTGGAGATGTAAATGGTTTACTACCCTTTCTTATATCATAAACCGTATTTTCTTCCGGATTTTCATTATATGCTGTCAAAAATCCTGTCACATTCACAAAACTTGTTTCTTCATCAAAATTATATTGTAAATCTCTTATCTTATAAAATCCGTCATCCGTATTGCTCTTATATCGATCAAATTCGCTTCGGTTCACAATTTTGGTCAATCCGTCTTTCATTTGAAAGATGTTTTTATCCATAAGTGGATAAAATTGGTTTCTGTCAACATTGTAGCCCCCCTCTAATGCGCGTCTATATAATAAATTATCTTCGTACCCCCATGCCCAATAATTTGGAAATCCACCCATTTTTTCAAAATCGCTGGCCTTTATAGAAACAATCCCACCTAATGCGAATAGGACACCATAAAAATGCTTTATATTTCCTTCAACTGTGTCATAATTTAAAAAATTCTTGGTAAATGGCATAGTGTCTACATCATTAAAGACCAATGTTATGTTTTTATAGTCATTTGGATATTTCTCCTTTACAAATAAAAACCCTATATTTTTTATGGCTCCTCGATTAAACTCTCGTGCGTCTTTCTGATGTATATAATATATTTTATAGTCGGTTTGAGGTAAATCTTCCAATACCATTTTCATATGCTGTTTAAAAAACAATAGTTGTTGTTCGCGGTCTCGATAGGGTACTATAAATACTAATTTTGGTATGATATTTTGTATTTTTTCAGACTCAGGTTCAGGCTCAGGCTCAGGTTCATCAACAGGTTCAGGTTCAGGTTCAGGAACAGATGGCTCAGGATCAGATGGCTCAGGTTCAGGTTCAGGTTCAGGTTCAGATGGTTCAGGTTCAGGTTCAGGTTCAGGTTCAGGTTCAGGTTCAGGCTCACTAGCTCCGTCTAAGGTAATCGATAATTCATTCATAATCGAAGTCGAAGTTGGAAATGTCGATTCAGTTATCGCTTCTTCATCAACAACAATATCATTCATATTTTTTTCTACATCGATTTTTCGTGTTTCTGCTAATTTTAATTGTTCAGCGATGGATAACATAAAATATATAATAGATTTATAAAAAAATAATTACTATTGCTAAATTTTGATTAGCAATATTGTTTGGCATTACTTATATTTATCCAGTATGCATTTCGGTATTAATTCACTCTTAATTGTTTCCAACTTTTTAAAACACTTATTGATAGTTACCTCGCTGACTCCACACATATTTTTAATATCATGCTTATTAATATTTAAATTGCAATTAGTCGCTACGAAATATACAATACCAGATGCTATCGCATGGGGAATATTATCGGAAATGAAATTGTTTTTTTCTATTTTATTCGCTATAAACTTTGCCAGCATGGACAATTCTTGATTAAAATTCAATCGACTACAATATCTCTCAATGAATGAACTAGGCATAGTAACGCACAAATCGGTTTGATTCTCTGGTTCCACATTGCGTTCAATATTATGAAGAATATTCACTGCCATAGAACATCCTGTTGTTGCACTCGTCTTATCTAATTTAAATATTTCTGCTATTTCATGTGCTGTTCTAGGACAGCCATTTAATCTACAAGATATATAGATAGATGCCGCCTTTATACCATCACGATTCATTCCTCGGAACATCTTCTGTTCTGAAAAATCCTTATGGATTATCATGGCATCGTCTATAAATATTCTAGGTATTCCTGCATTTTGCGCCATGATTGTTATAAATTGAAATTCGTCATATAATGATTTCTCTTTATGCGGCATCGATTGCCATTCTGTCCACTTACGTATCTTCTTCATTTCATACGACGACCCCATTGTGCATAATACTTTACATCCGAACGATGATTCTACCAATAGCGGATTAATTGGATTGCCACATCTCGTTGGATCCTTTGAATTTTTATCTTCTGGACCATAAAAACGCCATTCTGGTGAATAATCCAAACTATCTTTATAAATAACACCACACTCCTTATTTGTACAGGTTGGAAAACCTATATCCATAACCATTAGTGGCGAATTACAGAGATTACAAACATCCTGTTCATTATTACTATATAAACATTCTACCTTTTCTGTACACTTTTCATCCAATTCCTTTTTATCTGAATCGAAAATATCCCATAATCTATCTTTGTCTATCGTCGATAATTGTTGTTTTTTCTTTTTAGTTTTTGGTTTTGTTATTTCACGCGACTTTCGTTCGTCTTTTTCAATTGCAATTGACGATTGTCCATCACAAACGATTTCCATTACTACTTTATCATTTGCAATATTATTTGGTTTATTATCCGCATTTGTTGGGCGTTTAATTCTTATTTTCATTCTATTTTTGAATAAAAGAATGATTCACTATTTTATTCAATTTTATTATTATATTGTTTACGAAAAACTATGACTAAATCAACCGAATCCAAAAAATGTTTCGAGTTCTTTCCTTGATGGTAATTTACAAGGAAAAATCTTCAAAAAATAAATTCCGATTACAATAAAAAATATACCACAGTATTGTTCCGGTTCCAACCGTTCTCCTAAAATAAAATAGGCGTAACCGTTTTCAATAATGCTATTCATGGCATTCCATCCATTGTTTACAATTAAAATGGTTCCATTCGTGAGTGATAAAATCAACAGGACGATTACACAAATATACCCCATAATTCCAAATAATAAATGATGAAATCCTAGACCCCTAGCGTAATGCTTTAATGAGACATCGCCTAATAATTCGGCAAATACTAATCCTAAAATATAAAGAAACATCATGATTTGATTGTAGTATATATATATTTATTTATGACAAAATAAGGTCGGTATTATGGCTGAAATGACACCTTTTTCTCTAATTTTTCAAACATATCTTTATTATAGATTAGATTACCAGTTGGCTTATATTCACTAACCGATGTATATTCGCGCTGTTGTTTTTGACCATTTTGATTGGTATCCTTATTCGACCGATTGTCATTAAATATCCCATTGTTTAAATTATTATCATCCGCATCCTCTTTCTTGGATATAATATTGCCCCTTTCATCAATTACCATCCCTGTTTCCTTCTTTACCTTTTGTCTTACATAGGATGGTATCCAATGATTCCATGTTATAAACATAGTGTTTGGATGAACATATCGCACATTAAAACCATTTTCTTCCAATTTTTTAAATAAAAATCCTATACAATCCCCATTGTCATATATAGGTTCTCCGAATATATATTCTGGAACAGTAAACCATATATGTTGATCCTTTGGTTTAAATCTTGACGTAAATGTGATTCGCTTATGTATGCGGTTTAAAATCTTATTAAAAATAGATAATTGACGCATTTCCTTGCTTTGATTACGTTCGAATAATTCATCTATATTTATTTTAGTATTTGACTCTTCATCATTAGCAAACAACAAACATGACATTATTATTTATATTTGGTAAAGAAAAAATATAGATATTACTTACGTGAATTTATGTAAAACAGGGTGTATTTATGGAAGATATAGAATTGGTTGAAAATACAGAGCCTGATAATGATAATAATATTGAAAAGATACGCCACTTGGTTATATCTGGTGGTGGTGTAAATATTCTCTCATTCTATGGCGCAATACGTGAAGCAAATAAAAAGGGTGTATGGGATATTTCAAACATAACATCTATTTATGGAACATCCGCTGGATCAATGCTTGGAGTTATGCTTTTACTAAAATATGATTGGGACGTTTTGGATAATTATATTATTAACCGACCTTGGCAAAATGTTTTTAAATGTAATATGTATTCCATCATAAATACATTTCAAGAGCTTGGTGTTTTTGATATAAAAGTAATTGAGGAAATATTTTTACCGCTTTTCAAGGGCAAGGATATTTCAATCGATATTACCATGGATGAGTTGTTTAATAATACGAATATTGATTTGCATATGTATGCAGTTGATATAAATAATTTTGAATTGGTTGATATTTCACACAAAACATGTCCAAATTGGAGGGTAATTGACGCAGTTTATGCATCATGTTCTCTTCCCTTTATTTTTAAACCGTTTATTAAGGATGGAAAGTACTATGCCGATGGTGGAATATTAGTAAATTATCCTATTCATCAATGCATTAAATGTGGCGCAAATCCGAATGAAATACTCGGCATATCAAAGGAGGTTGATCATTCGATTGGTGGTGATAATATTCATTCAGAATCCAACATATTCGATTATCTTTTGCTTATTCTTTCCAAGATGTTAAAAAAAATTAGACTTGATACTGTTGAAAATGAAAATATAAAACTAAAATATAATATTGTCATTTATTCGAAATACACCACATTACCACTTATAATTAATACCGCATCCTCAGTAGAAGAGCGAATTGCTATTATTGAAACTGGTGTTAGGTGTTTTGATACTATTTACAATAATAGTGGTGCTACTGCTACTGCTTCTGCTCTATGCTAGTGCTAGTGCTACTGCTCTATGCTAGAACAGCATTCACATACTGCTCCAACGTTTCCTTGGTTATTTTCGTTCCATATTCAATTTGTTCTCCATCCTTCACTATCTTAACAGTAGGATATCCCTCTATCTTGAATTCCGTGATGTATTTGCTAACAGCAGGATCTTGCTCGTTCGTGCAATTGGTTCCTTCTACGCCACCAACACATTCTAAAACGTATCCTCCGAATTGTTTTCCATTGTTATCTTCGCAAAATTCTTTCCAAGCTGGTTTTGCATTCACGCAATGGGGGCACCAATCCACGTTGAAAAAGTAGATTTTGGCAACAACTGATCCAGTCGATGCATTTGCCACATTCGAAAATTGAGGCTCCTTGGTTGTAAAATAAGAATCGTATACATACTTTCCAATTAATACGAATATTATAAATATAAGCACAATAAAAATATATTTAGAGTAAGTTGCAGCGGTTCTTTTAACAAAATCTAATACACCTGACATTTGATTAATATTATTATATATATATAATATGAAATTAATTTATGCGGTAAAATACGAATAATGGCTAAATAAACAATCGATGAAAAACGATATAATAATAATAAATTATACAAACAATATAATTTATTGGATTGTATTGTCTAAGAAATGAATACTCAATTACATTATATTACTGTTGCTACAAAGCCTCATGCTATATTGGACAAATTAATAAAAACAGTGAATAATAAAAATGAAACGATTACTGTATTGTCACAAGAAGAAGATCGTTGGATTGGTTGGCAGTCCAATGGAAATTTTGGCATCAAACTAAAGGCGGTTTACGATTTTTTACAGAGAAAGGAACTAAATGACTATGATATTGTTCTTTTTACCGACGCATATGATGTAGTTTACTTTGGAAATAGGCAAGAGGTTATTCGACGGTATGAGGAATTAGATATGCCCATCATTTTTGGTGCAGAAAAACTATGCAATCCTGACCCATGGCGAGAACGCGAATATTCAAGGTTGAATCCGAATCTAAAAACACTTGAATTTCCTTTTTTAAATAGCGGAATGTTTATTGGGCGTGTATGGGCATTAAAACTATCGATGCTATGCTATAAATACGAAGATTCACATGATGATCAACGGTTTTGGACTACCCAATACTTGGAGCATCCGTCGTTAATCAAACTTGATCATAATAATAAATTGTTTTTGAACACTGCTGATATTGACATTGGCTGCGTTGAATATAATCCAATTGTAAATACTGTCGTTTATAATTCTAATTTTACACCTGCAAAGATTGCGCATCCATTGTTTGTCCACGTAAATGGTCCAATCAAAGATGATCTTCACTTATTTCTATAGATAAAAAATATCTACTGATATAATACAGTTGTAATACATATGTCCAAAAAGAATAAAACTATAAAGAACCGCACACTTACGCCATATTATCCGACCAATAAGGTCTATACTGAAGATGAATATAACAGTAATGATGGAATGTTAACTGCGATCTGGGGGCCTGGTATGTGGCATTATTTACATACGATGAGCTTTAACTACCCTGTTCATCCAACTGCCGCTGATAAAGACAACTATCGTAATTTTGTTCTAAGTTTGCAGAATGTTCTTCCATGCGGAAAATGTCGAAAAAATTTAGTGAAAAATTTCAAAAAGCTCCCACTTACTATGGAAAATATGGAATCACGCGCTACTTTTTCAAAGTATATTTATGATCTACATGAAGTTGTCAATAAAATGTTGGGGAAAAATTCAAAATTAACTTATGAAATGGTCCGAGAACGTTATGAGCATTTCCGATCGCGTTGTACAAATGGAAAACGAAAAACCGTGAAAAGTATTGGGCATAAGGGTTGCACTGAACCTATCTATGGTGAAAAATCCAAATGCATTTTACGTATTGTTCCCCAAACTAAGAAATGTGAAACTTTAGAAATTGATAAGCAATGTATAAAATATCGCGATTCCACTTCTACTATCCAGGGATAGATCCACAGATAGACCTTGGAAATAATCGGATAGCCACCAATAATATATTGTTTTTATTATATAACAATATATTAGAATTAAATATGAATAATAGAGAACCTGATACTATACCTTTTTGGTCAAATAATCCCAATGTTCTCTTTCAACCTGAATATATATTTGAATTTTTTCCAATCGATTCTATGACTTATGAACAAAAATTAAATGCTATTACCAGATCCGTTATTGTATTAACCATTATCAGTTTTGCTGCTTCACATAATATACGCAGCCTTATTATTTCAGGGATTACTATTTTTGCCATCTTTTTACTATATTATTACCACGAACAGGAAAATCTTAAAAAGGACTCGAAAAAGGCATCTTTAGAGAACTTTACTATGTTTGGGGATCCTGGTATTGATTTTTTAAACCAAAATAGTGTTGCCATTACCAGTGATGCATTTGATAAACCCACCACGCTAAACCCATTTAGTAATGTATTAAATAGTGATATCGATTATAACCCAAATAAAAAACCGGCCCCACCTGCATTTAATGCAAACGTTAATGCTACGATTTTAGCAAATGCGAAACAATTAATTAGTAATGCAAATCCAGACCAACCAGATATTGCTGATAAGTTGTTTAGAGATTTAGGTGATCAACTCGTTTTTGAACAATCTCTACGCCAATTCAATTCAAATCCAAATACTACTATACCTAATGATCAGGGTGCCTTTGCTGATTTTTGCTATGGTAACATGGTATCTTGTAAGGAGGGCAACAATTTCGCCTGCGCGCGCAATTTATCCAGATACCAAAATGTATAATGCGATATAATAAATTGTTTTCTTCGCAATATAGTATAATAATATAATATAAAATATGTCGAATTACTCTTCCTCTTATATGTTTAATAATATGGGTCGCTTAGGAAACGATAGCACTGACCAGAGCCAACGCAATGTATACAATACTCGTTTCATGAACTACACCTTATCTGAGTATTTTAGCGATAAACCTAGCGATAGTCAGGTCAAATTTGCCACTGAACAACCCAGTGTTATGTTTAGTGGCATGAATGTGCCTGGTTCGGTCATTGATGTGAATTCGCAATTATTACACCAGGACCAAGAGCGTCCATTTGAAAGACTACAGCTACATGAACGCCCTTTTGTTACTGTACCTTATTTAGGTAGAGGAAGCGTTGACCCTGCTATCGAGTCCCAATTGCAACAGGGCGAGCGAGCTAGTGACAAAAAGAGCGTGTCTACCATTATGGAAACCTCGTTCGATAAGTATATCTATTCACCCAATGAGCCTGGTGTGAATAATGTAGAGGAGGTTGCATTGGATGGTTGGGTGCGTGGCGGTGCCGGTTCTAGAAACATTGTCCCCTCGAAATAAACTCCCATCTGAATGCCAATGTGTGAAAAACCTGATTTTTTGTAAAAAGGTTCTAGGTTCTCTTTGCAATCCAAAATAATCTTATAACAATTTTTTGTAAATCCATATTGTTTTAGCTGTTCTACTAATTCCTGTGCAATCCCTTTTCCGCGGTATTTCTCGGTTACTACAATATCTTCAATATGACCCACTGACATTCCACCTCTTAGTATTTTTGGTTCAATTATTATTGTTCCAGTAGCAATGATCTTATTTTCCTCTATAGCAACTATTATTTTACCCATAGCGTTTATTTTTACAATATTCTCGAAAAAAAAATCATCAGAAATTTCTTGAACTACCGATAGCTCTTCTAATAATTTTACATAATTTGTTTTTATTTCAGAAAATTTTGCCTTGCTTTCTACCATATAATCACATAGTGATATGTATTTTATCATCAGTATAGATATAGATTATTGTATATCTATACTGATTCGCACGTTATTTATTTATACAATTTCAAACAAAGACGCAATTGCATATCTTAGATGGGATCGCGAAATCGAATCTCGTGATGGTTCCTCTAGTGTTTTATTAATATTGTCTGATATAGTGATTTCAGGGTTCGTAATGACTAGTACCAATTCCTGGGATTTCTTTGCAGTATCGCAATCGCAAGTGGTTTCGTCCTCATATACCAAAATCCTCCTGCCACTCATAATATAATGTTTATCAAGCATTTCATTAATGATATTATGTTCAGAAAGCGAAGGCATTTTTGCTACTACCAAATCGCAGTCACAAATAAAATCATCATTCGTGAAAAGCCTTCTTTGTGTAGTATTTTTATTATTTGTTCCACGTAGCTTGGGTTTCAATGCATCATCATTCACTTCTGCGGACAATTGTACATCTTCAGAGAAGACGCATATGTAAATTCCGTAGATAAGAACAATATACAAATAAGTCAGTATGTAGGCATCCATGGTTTATTCGATAATAATTGGTTGGGATACTTATATGATAATTGGCTTTAAATGAATCAATTTTTTACCAAATTATACATTGTAGGGTAAAAAACATAGAAAAAGATTAATTATAAGTATTATAATGGCGACTGCACCTAACATCCCTTATAATTTTGACTATATTGTAGACTATTCTACTTTTCCTGATTCAAATCGTCTTTATAGAAAATGTATTCGAGAACTTTTTTATATGAGTTCAGAAATTACCCCAGAAATGGATGGATTGGACGAAGAAACAATTGATGAATTGCTATATGATGAAATAACGGTGAATACCGTTTTGGGACTACTCTATTCTGCTACATGCAATGATCCACTTTTCCAGCAGCTTTATGATTTAGGTGCAGGTGCCTTTTTTTCAACAGATCGTACAATTGGTCAGGTAGTTTTATTGTCATTTGATTATTTAACATATTTTCATCCATGTTTACAAGACTTCTTTAGAGAACCTGGGTTATGGAATCATGAAAATATCCATTATTTGACTCTTAAAAACAAATTGTCATAGTATAAAAAATAAATAGTTGAATCCTTTACAAAAAATATCTTAGTATTATAATAAATAAGATATTTTATAAGAATGGCATCTACACGTAGTAAAAATACAATGGGCGATTATAAGATGGAACAACAAATGAATATTTCCACAGCGGATTACAATAGATACAAGTCCTACGGAGTACCTAACTATACCTTTTTTTCTGGGGACGGATTACTTGCTGGAAGAGTGGCATCGGAGAACCTATCTAGAAATGCATGCGATATTGAGTCCTATTTGCGCGGAATTGGTTCTTCGAATTTAGTGAATCCTCAACCAGATGTCGTTGCTGATGTGTATAAATTAAAATCATTGGCTGTCATTGATCGTATTCCTTTGATTGTCCCTGAACCTTTGGTGGTTGCAAAAGATCAACGCCCTCTTTTTCGATAGTTTATACGATAGTATTATGATGCACCTTTGCAGTATTTCTTTTATTTAATGTGTGAAATCTATGTTTAAATGTTATATTTTTACTCGGTTGTTTTTTCTTTATTTCTGATCGTAATACGTTCCAAAGTAATGGTGCATTCTCGCTGTTTTCTGACACATCACTATTTTGTTCAAATAATTTTCCAATAATTTCTGCCATAGACTTATTTACCAATGGATTGGTTTGTTGACAATGATGCGGATCTACATCACACTTATTAAATGTTACTTGAATATACTCTTTTAGTGGTGTATATTTTTGGGTATCATCATCTATTTCTATTGGAATTTGGACATTTGCATATATATATTTTTTTGTTTCCATAAATAGTATTTTTCTGTAAATACTATTTATTTTGTTTTCCATGGATATTATTTTTTTTCGTTCATATGGGCAGTATCTGAAAATATTGTTTCATTGTCGAGATCATGATATATACATTCTCCGTCCACAATACCTATTAATTGGTGCCCATCGTTAGGTTCTTTTCGACTCTCACAATACATAACATTGTTTTTATTTATTTCCTCTTGTGTATATTCATAAATGTTTTTATTTTCTAAAAATGTGAGAGCTATTTTCACGAGTTGTCCGTCGATTGTTAATGGTGGTACTACTTCTTCTGCTTCTTCTGCTACTTCTGCTTCTTCTCCTTCTTCTGCTGCTTCTTCTGCTACTTCTTCCGCTACTTCTTCTTCCGCTGCTTCTTCCGCTGCTTCTTCCGCTGCTTCTTCCACTACTTCTTCTGCTGGTATGTTTCCTTCTTGTTGTCCTTCTCCTTCTGACGGTATTGGTTCGTTTGACTCTACAGTATCACTAATATTATCAACAAATTGAGAATTGCGAGAATTGCTAATAATTTTCGTTTCTATTACATCCAATGCTAATTTAAGTAATTTTTCCTGGATTTCATTTTCATCACTTATTGGTGGCGTAAGTATATTCAATGCAGTTTTTATTAATTCTGAGTGAAATTCATCCTTCTTGATATTATTCGGTGGCGTAATTAGTTCCAGGGAGGTTTTCAATAATTCACTCGTTGGTTCTCCATTGGTATTGTCACGATTATTTTTTAAAGATGGGGGTTGAATAAAATTCAATGCCAATTGAATCAACTCCTCTTTTGGTTCTGGGTTGATAGATTCATTAATACCACCAATAATACTATAAACCTTGTTAATTTTGTCTTTTATTTCACCACCAGCCTGATTATCACATTGTTCAGATTGGCTCAATGCCTCCTGTGCAATCGTTTTAACAATGTCTAATTTTTCAGCTACATCTTTTTTGTCTTGCGGTATCTCACTTAATGTTTTTACAATTTCTTCTCGTTGTATAGCGCAATTATTGATTTCATCTAATAACGCAATATTCTCCTTACTTAAACGTTCAATTTCAAACAAAAAATCTTTGCGCATGTTCTCTACCATAGTTTCTTGGGTTTCTAATATTTTTTCCAAATCCTTGGTTTGTTGTTCGCTCTCAGCCAATTTCACCTGCAATTCAGATATAGTCTTAACATAATTTTCTGTCAAATCCGTTATTTGTTTAGATAGGCCCTCTATTTTCTGATTTTTTTCGATTAATTCGTTCTCGGCTACCTTATTTAATTGAATATATTTTTCGTTTTCAGATGTTATTGATTCCAAATTTATTTCTAATTCAGAGAACCTGTCATTTTGCGATTGAATTGTCGCCGTTAATTCACCAATTTCTTTGGTCAAGTTCTCTACCTGTGAATTGTTCGTTTTTTGTAATTCACCAAGTTCTTGATTTTTTGCATCCAAACCTTTTTGCAAATCCGTTATGGTTGTTTTCTCAGATTCAATTGTATTCTTTAACGTGTTGATATCTTCGGCGTTTCGATCGATAATCTCTTGTTGTTCTTGTATTTTATTTGATAAATCAACCTTTTCTTTTGTTAATTCCTTATTTTCATTACTTGCTGCCTCTATATTTTTGTTTATAGTTGCTACTTTATCCGTTAGTTCCTTTTTTTGTTTCTTGAGTTCATTATATTGCTTTTCAATTTGTTCCGCCTGATTTGTTGATTTTTGTAATTGTTTTGATAGTTCATTATTCTTGTTCTCTAATTCAATTACGGTTTGTCGTTCTTCTGTTAATTTTATATTGACATCACTTAACTCTGATTGTATTCTATTTATTTCATCACTGGTAGTATTATTCGATTCCTCATTTTCTGCCAATAATTGTTTTTCCAATTGTTCTTTTAATTTCTCGAATTTTTGTATCTTTAAATTTGCATTTTCTTCACGTAATTTTTGTAAGTCATCATTCGATAAAGAAACTTGCGTCAATTTGTCAGTTAATTCCTTTGTTTTTACAGTATCTTCGTCAGATTCGCTTGTTATTTCTAACAATTGATTTAAAAAATCATGCTGTCTGGATTCTAAATTTTCTAATAACGCCTGTTGTTTATTCGCTTCTTCTAATTCTACTTCTTTACGCAATTCGCCATTGGTATATTCTATGAATTTTTTTAAAACATTATCAATATAGTTTTCCCAGCTAGTGATAACCATTGTTTCGTATTCGTCTAAACAATCCTTGGCATACCGTTTTTCGTTTATATTTATGGATGATTCTAAGATCTGCAATTCGATTTCATTCTGCCAATTTTTTAGAGAAATTTCTAATTCGTTTGGCAATTGGTTTGGAAATGGGTTATCTCTGATTTCTTCCTTTATGATTTGCATTATTTTTATTTTAATAATGTTGCATGTTATGGCAAAATTCAAAACAGAGGCATCGATTAAATCTATCCGTTTTTTTATTTTCTCTATTAAATTGTCGTTGTACTTATTTAATATGGTATATAAATCGTCAAATTGTGGTGTTTCACCGCCGCTATATTTTTTGATGGTTTTTTTATTATGTTTTTTCTTTGATTTTTTATATGTGTTTTTCATCTACTTTATATGTATATTTTTACTATATAGATATAAATTATGCCAATAATGAACATACGATCTCTATTTGCTAAAGGGTTTATTTCTTTTTTGTCGTTCTGTGTTTTTTGGCGACTTGACGTCGCGTAAAACGGACACGCTTGGTTTTGTTCTTAAGTTGTTTTCTTTGTTTTTTCGTATTTTTACGTATAGCTCCACCTGGCATTTTTTCTTTGTTGGACTTTGCAATACGCTCTTTTAGGGCAGCTAACGCTGCATCTTTATAGGCCCTGCTCTTATCCGAAGTAATATCAGAGTATTCTTCTGCAGGAGCAGGAGTAGCAGCAGCATCAGGAGTAGCAGCAGGCACTTCTTCCAAATGAACGTCAGAACTATCAACCGGCTCTTCTTCCACAGGAGCATCTTGGTCCTCGTTTTTCTTCTCTACGGTCGTTTTGATCACTGGCTTAGGAGGTTTTGGGGGAAGATCAGCTGTAGTCTGGGATACTGGAACTGGAGCAGCATTCTCTTCCGCAGGAGTAGGAGGAGGAGGAGGAGGAGAATCAGCACTAGTTACAGGAGACTCTTCTTCTGCAGGAGTCGCAGGAGTAGCAGCTACAGTAGGAGAAACAGGCTCTTCTTCCACAGGAGCAGGAGGAGAAGCTACAGTAGGAGAAACAGGCTCTTCTTCCACAGGAGCAGGAGGAGAAGCTATAGCAGCCATTGCCTTATTAATCGTATCTCTATCATCACTCTTTGTAATAGAACCATCATTATTTACAGTTAGTAGTACAGGCAAATCTTTATTCTCTGGCGCAGTTCCATTAGAATCACCATAATATGCATATTTAACTACATCACCTTCTGTTTTTTTAAGAAATTGGATATCATAAATTTTAGTATTTGCCGAATCGCCTGTAATAAAATCCATATTCAAAAAAAATAATCTATATAATAACAAAATATTTATTTTTATTGTAAAAAACCGTCTAAAATTAAGATCTCTAGTAAAACTATATATGGAACCTGAACCTGGATCTGAAGCTGAACCTGTAGCTGAACCTGAACCTGAAGTTGTATCTGAACGTGAACCTGAAGAAAAAAAACAGGTATATTTTGATGGAAGTCTTGATTCTCCACTTTCTTCCTGTATTATTATTGCCTCTCATCTATCTAAAAAACATCGTGTCCGTTATTTGTTTGAATGTCTAGAATCTCTATTTGCCCAAACCATTGTGATTCCTGTTTACCTATCTTTTTCATTTGAAAATCAAGAAATAAATAATGAATTCGCTAAAGAATTTATTTCACGACCCCACCTTCATAATGATTTACTTTACCTATATCCGCAAGATACAAAAACCGCACAGATGCGCCATATATTTCAATTATATCCTCTTTTAAGAGAACGTTATCATTGGCTATTTTTTTGTGACGATGATGATACATATGAGCTAAACCGTGTTGAAAAATTTTTAAATAATATTAAATTTTGTCTTCAAAATTATGAAACCGCTGACAAAAAGTTTCGTGGTATTTATGAATGCCAAGAAGATGTTGATCACCGTAAACGCCGTCATGAGTATTGGTGTTATTGCATTCATAGTGATATATTTGATAAATTTTACAATCTTCTGTTAGACTATCCTGATATTGTTGATCATAAATGTTGTGATGTATTATTAGCAGAATATATAAGACGTCACAAAGAAAACGATATTTTTGCTGGAATAAAAGATAAATTATATAATTATCGAAGAACTGACAATTCCGACAGTATTACTGGTGAAATACAAATGAAAAATAAGTTAATACGTCAACCGCGAAACGTTACCGATGATAATCGCCAAGAATGTGCGAATGAATTGAATGAATTTTTAGACGATAATTTGGACATGTATTTACATGATACTTTTTTATATTCTATTGTTGGAAAGTCATTGGATTCTATATTAGAATCTGAGTTTAAAGGCGAATATTGTATTGTTGATTTGATACGACCCAATCATATTGAAAGAATAAAAAAACTATATAGTCATTTGGTTGAAATATGCAATAATCTATATGAAATACCAATTAGTCAATAGATAGTTAGCTGGTTTTATCCACCACCACCTCATGCAATACATTTTTGATTATCTTATCCATGAATTTCCGGTCTTCGTCTGGGCAAGAACCACCCAATGCATTAATATAGATTTTTGATAATTGTTGACTTTCCTCGCTATTCGTATCCAGACAACTGGGGTTCTCTTGTTTCCATCGATCAATTTGACATAGATTTTGATCCGCAATATAATTTACTGCACGTTTCAAATTATTTTTGTCTGGTTGTTCCCTTTCCCAATTATCCTGCTCTTTTACATATATAGTTTCACGCTTCACATCCGTACAGTGTATAGGTCGTTTATCTATATCCATATCATTCAATGCTCTTATTAATATACGTGAAATTCCTTCCACATAACCTAATCTGGCAGTATTTTCCAAATCTTCCAACTGTAATTGTATGGAATGCATAAATTCTGATAAATTAATGGCATCTTTGCACTTCTCATTCAAGAAGAAATTCATATTAAATTGGTTATTTGTAGTATTATTACTATTTGTGTTTGTTGTCGTATTTGTGTTAATAACCGTTCCTTGTTTTGCCAATTCCAATACTTGTTTTTGTAACTCTTGGTTTTGTTCTATTAATTTATTGATCATATCGTTATCAATTCCTCTTTTGGGAGCATTGCATTTTTTATTATGTCGCCATAACCCTGATTTATCTTTATAAAATTTACCGCAATTGTCACATTCTAATCTATTTTCACTTGCCAATGTAGTTGGGCTTGCACGTACTAATGCAGTTGCATTATCTGGAACAGATTGCATGTTTGGCTTTACAGTTTTACTTGAATTTAATATATGTTTTCGTGTGGTCAAATGTTTATTAAAATCTTTTTTAACAGCAGTGTAATAGGAACAACTTTTACAACAATTTATCATATCAAGGCTATTCATTTTTATAATTTTTATATATATTTAATATTTATATAAAAACATTGATTTTAACGAGTTTTGTTGGGGGATTTTGGTATTGCTAAATGGTTGCTAAAATCCCCCCAGTGACACCATCGTTACCATAAAAAATATAAATTTATGTACGGTTTTATTATGTTAATTAATAACAAAATAAAACGTAAAAAATCATGGGGGATTTTAGCAACTTTTGTCAACTTTTGTCAACCAAGTGGGATTTTTCCGGTTGCTAAAGTTGCTAAAATCCCCCTCTTGAGACCAACGTTACCATAAAAAATGACATTTACTAATTTTTTTGAAACCATAAAACATAATAGTTGTAGACGTAAAAAAATGGGTGGGATTTTGTCAACTTTTAGCAACCAGAAAATCCCCCTCCCCAAAAAGGGGATTTTTTCTTATGCTAACAAAAAATGCGTGATTTTTTTAGGTCGGTTACCATCCCAGTCACAACTGATTTTTTTTAGACAAAACCCTCCAGGATTTCATTTTTGGACATTTTAAAAATGTCCAATTTCAAAAATCCATTTGACTTTTAAAATAGACTTTTTTCTGATTTTATAGGGCTTACTGAAAATACATAAATTCATATGTATTTAATGTAGATGACACCATACTGCCTAAGGTAGTTGATCAGTTTCTTCTTCTTTTGAAAAAAGGGATAGCAGAGACACACGAATACGAGCCCCATAATTCTTGATAGCTTCTAGATGAAACTTGCGATGCTCACAATCTGATTGAAAATAGGGAATAATTTTCTGTTGAACCGCGTTTACATGATTTGTAATTGCGTCTGGAGGAAATAGATTCAAATCAATGTTGGAACTGTAACTGCATTTCAAGAAAATATCGGACTTGTATAAAGCAAATCCATTAAAGGCGGAATATACAGGGATAAGATCATTGGGTTTGTTGTTTCGGTAATATTCGAGGACACGATCCCTATTTTGACGCATTTTTTCAACTACAGGTTCTCGCGGATAAAAATGATTAAAGCTATATAACATCGGCTCCAGCGATAATGCCCAGACATCATAATAACCGGCTTCACGATCAAATGAAATGGAATCCCATTCGTCTTTTCTCTCTAGCATTGTGACTAATACTTGGGGATTTATTTTGCCAACACATGAATATTTATTACTATCCATCATCGCAAAGTAGGGGCAATTTGGACAATTGTTACGAATATAATCGAGTATTCCATTGCGTGCAATTGATATATTTTCAGTGCGAACTTTGCTACGTGTATTGTTATTTATTATTACTATATAATCTAAATGTAATTTGCTTGCATATTTACGTGTCAACTCAAGCGTGCGATCAATTGAATGATCGTAAAAAATAATGATTTTTAAATTTGAAAATACCGACTCCATTTTTTTAATATTTTTGAGAACTCTAGGAATACCATATTCATTGTTATATGCACAAAGACCTATGCAGCAATCAGGTAGCGACATTTTTATATAATAATAAATAATTAGATTATTATTATATTATTTTAGTTGTAAATATTCTTCTATTAAATCAAAATATTCAGGGAGCGAATACTTATGTTTGATTTTATAAAGCAAATAGGATACAAATGCCTCGTTCATAGTTTGTTTTATATAATCAAATTCATTCATAATATGAATAAGTGTGTGACATGGCTGCCAAATTTTTTTATTTGTAATAGTGTCACAACAAAAACAGTGCCCTTCTTTTAGTGCGTATGGCAATAAGTGTGTGGGGATATTTATGAAATCTTTATATAAAATATTGTTTATATAGATAAAACTGGGCGGACGGAATGGATATATTGTATCATTAATAAGAAATATTATGTTATATTTTTTATCTATTACTGTTATTTTATGAATATTTGTTTCAGGATCAAAATGAACCTGTATATTATTGTATTTTTTGTAGAGAGAATATAATTCATGATTTATTCGTGTTATTATACGATTGTTCATTTACTTTATGGTATATTCGTATATTAGTATGATGTAAAAGATAACAATGAATCGCCTATATCGTTTTCATTTATACATGAAAATCGATAAAAAATTGAATAAAATTGCGAAAGTTAACTATGAGATAACAACGATAATATCTGAAATAATAATTTACAATGAATCCGCGCATTTTGATCTTTGACGTAGAGACTACTGGTCTATTTCCAAATAAAAGGGAAACGACTGTAACATTGGACAAGTATCCGTATGTTATTCAATTAAGTTTTATTTTATATAATTTGTCGACAGGGAACATAGAAAAACAATATAATAATTACATCCGAATCCCAGATTCTGTGGTTATTCCTGACGAAGTCGTACAGCTTACTGGCATCACACGAACTATTTGTAATAAACAGGGTGTAAATATTTTGAGCGCAATAAATGAATTGCATGATGCATATATGTTGGCAAGAACCATCGTTGCACATAATTTGGAATTTGACCAACGAATGATTAAGGTTGAACTTCAACGAAATTACAATGATATTCAATATTATATACCCTACTGTTTGCGCCTATTTGATAATGATTATGAAATGATAGCAGGAATAAAAAGTTATTGTACGATGAAACACGGTTTGAAAATGTGCAATATTGTTTCTACACCGGTTGGTCTGAATGGGGAAACCAAAAAGCCGTTTGTGAAATGGCCTAGATTGAATGAATTGTATTATCATTTGTTCCAAGAAACAGTGGAAAACATGCACAATTCAATGGTCGACGTTTTGGCATGTATGCGTTGCTATCTAAAAATGAAACAAAATATTGTTGTAAAAAATGAAGAATTTACGCGGTTGTTACAAACTGTGTAAATATGCTATATATAATGTATAATAATGTATAATAATAATAACAACCCTTTTTTTATCGAAACATAAGGATTACTCCAGGTCATTTTATGGTAAATGGTAAGTATATTTTGGAGAACTATGGTCACATATTCTTGTGAAGCATTTTACGCCAGCTATGCATACGCTCTAATGCGCGATTTTTTAAAATATTATGTTTTGCTTTGGAATAATCAGATGTCAATAATCCATCTTCTTCATGTCTAAAAACGCGGTTATGAAAAAGACGATATGCTTCATCATATGCAACATCTATACTACTTCCCTTTATGTGCATACCGTATACAATACACCGATCAAAATCATATGCCGCTAATAGATCAGCCTCCCTAACAATATTGTATGCATTTTGAAATTGTCCTAGATGTGGAAATCCATCAACTTTCACCTTTGAATATGACATGGTGGTAATAATCTGTTTTACAATATTTATTTCATTCGGAACCAATTTGTCCTGCAAAAAATCCTCAATCTCGTTAATTCCGTCATTTACATCAAGGTATTTTTTATCACACATATCATGGAGTGCCGCTGAAACATAAATGATTTTATCGTGGTTAGTTATACGTGGATATAGTACCTTTTCATATTCAAATAGTTCATTTGCAAAATGAAGTACGTTAATACTATGTGTTAGACCATGCGATTCATCTATATTATATTTTTTTGATGTAAGTAGAACAAAATATAGAAGTTGATTAATAAGTTGCATATTTACAGACTATATAGTATCATTGTCTAATGTTTATTTCCTTTTTGTAAATAAACATATCTTTGTGTATCTGAGTTTATCTATGGTTAGCCGCTGCACATTTCACAGATATCCTCTGACTCTTCGGTTATTCCATCAGTCGCCCTTTTCTCTGGCTCAATTGTGAATTGTTGGGCTTGATGACGACCACGACGTCGCAAATAATAAATCCCAGTTTTTAGTCCCTTTGACCATGAGTAAAAGTGCATCGATGTAAGTGTGGAATAATTAGGGTCCTCTAACCAAAGATTCAAACTTTGACTCTGACAAACATACGCACCGCGATCAGCAGACATATCAATAAGAGTGCGCATAGGAATTTCCCAAACAGTCTTATAAATATCACGGATCTCTTGTGGAATTTGTTCAATTTGCTGGATAGAGCCATGATTCGAAATAATATTGTTTTTAATTTTTTCATTCCATAGCCCAAGCTCTAGGAGATCATTCATCAAATATTTATTTGCCAAAATGAACTCACCAGCTAAGGTTCGTCGGTTATAAATGTTGCTAGTAATTGGCTCAATGCATTCATTGTATCCCAAAATTTGTGAGGTGGATGCAGTTGGCATAGGAGCCAACAACAATGAATTGCGCAATCCGACTTGAATAATACATTGTTTTAGACTATCCCAATCGTATCTATTGCTGGGCGTTACATTCCACATATCAAATTGTAAAATACCCTTGCTTGCAGGCGATCCAGAAAATGTTTCATATGCTCCATCTGATTCAGCCAATTCACACGAGGCTTCCAATGCAGCATGATAAATTGTTTCAAAAATCATTCGGTTTAATCCGCGCGACTCTTCTGATCCAAATGCAAATCGAAGCATCATAAACGCATCGGCTAACCCTTGCACCCCAATTCCGATTGGACGATGGCGGCGATTGCTTCTTTCGGTTTTTGGTGTTGGATAATAATTTACATCAATGATTTTATTTAGATTTTTTGTCAATACCTTTGTAACACTATGCAGACGTTCATGATTAAAGTATAGATTTTTTGAGTTTCCGTCAGATGATTCAATAAAAGCAGGAAGGGCAATGCTGCCTAGGTTGCAAACTGCGGTCTCGTTATCGTCAGAGTACTGCACAACTTCGGTGCATTGACCAGTAATGATGCCATTAAAAATTCCCATATGACGCTTCGGTTCAGTAAAACAATACGTATCGTCAATTCGGTTGTTATTTTCAATGCGCAATATTTTAATAAATTGTTTCGCGTCTCGTGCTGGTTTATTTCCAGATAGTTCTAATCTGTGTGGACGAAATCCGATTTCAAATAGTTTAAACAAATCACACGATGTAATAAGTAGACGATAAATTGGTTTTACGTCATAGTATTTGTGTGATCCTCTACCGTCTGGCAAATAAGATTGCTCTCTTGCCTGCGATAGTTTAATTTTTGGATTAATGCCACAGGTTTGCAACAACAATTTTACATTTTTAAGAAATTCATAATTAATCGACGCAACTTGTAGTTGTTGATTTTCGCCATTATTCGCAATTGTTCCATCTGCATCACAGTAACCAGAAAACCATGCAAGCTTATCACGCAAGCAACAATTAAATGATGGTAAATCATACTTTTCGTTAATATCAAGAGGAAGTTGGACATTTATTCTATCTGAAGTTTCTGTATAGGTTCTATGCTGAATGAATGGCAATAATTCTTTTTTCTTATCGTATAAATAAATAAGGGGTTTTTTAATATAAGATAACGATTTGCAAATGCCAGTATATTCAGACACATCGTTTTCTTCCAGATAGGAACTGGTTTCATTATCAATATGTCTTTTGCAAAAATGGTGTCCATTTAGTGCAGTGAACTTGCATGGAGATGGTTCATTGCCTGTAATATTCGTATATGTTCCATCTCCACAGAAAAATCCGTGGGTGTATGGATACAACATGGTTTCGGAACCATCAATCACAGGGAAATCGCATTTTATAATTCTATCATTTGGCTTTAGATCTTTCGCCTCTACTTGTTCTACCGAATTAGCAGAATAACTGTTTTGGATATAGAACTTATGGTAAGGCGTGCATGATAGTTTAGAACCATCATCTGTATAAACATCAATTAATTCCTGGTCAATGCCAGTTTTTACTATATCTACTTCAGAAAATTCTTCGCCATTCCACACGTTTACCCTTTCCCCTTCCAAATCTTTAATTTCAATATGTCCTTCATCTGTAAGAATAAGGGTTTCTGGTGCAACACATAAATTTGACGATTTAATTGTTCCAATGTTTTTTTGGTTTGATTTTTCATTACAAGCATCTTTATAAAGAATGTAAGGTGTGCCGGTTTCCATTTGTGCATCCAATACCTGAAACCACAAATCGCGTGCCTTTACTGTTTTTCTACCGCGACCATCCGTTTCGTATTTTGTATACAATTTTACAAATTCCTCTCCATAAATATCAGACAAACCAGGACATTCATCTGGGCACATAAGTGTCCAAGTACCATCTGTTTTTACGCGTTCCATGAACAAATCTGGAACCCAAAGTGCATAAAACAAATCACGCGCCTTTAGTTCTTCGTCGCCATGATTTTTGCGCATCTGAAGAAACATTTCGATGTCAGCATGCCATGGTTCTAGATAAATAGCAAATGACCCATTTCGCTTGTTTCCACCCTGATCAATGTACTTTGCTGTATGGTTAAACACGCGCAACATAGGAACAATTCCATTCGACGTTCCGTTTGTTCCACGGATATGACTTCCGGATGCACGGACGTTGTGAATATGGAGACCAATGCCACCGGCCCATTTCGAAATCATTGCACAATCCTTGAGTGTATTGTAGATTCCATCCACACTATCATCTTCCATGCTAATCAAAAAACATGACGACAATTGGGGTCTAGGCGTTCCAGCATTGAAAAGAGTGGGGGTTGCATGAGTAAAATATTTATTAGACAACAGAAAATAGGTTTCCTTAACGCGCTCAATGTCAGAACCATGAATACCAATGGCGACACGCAACCACATATGTTGTGGGCGTTCAACAGTAACCTTATTGATTTTCATTAAATAAGCGCGTTCCAATGTCTTAAATCCGAAATAATCAATTAAATAATCACGTGTATAATCACATAGATCTTCGTATTCTTGTCTATTTTCCATAGTTAGTTCAAACAATTCACGCGAAATAAGAGGCGAATGCTTGTCATGATTATCTCTATACTCGTATAGAAACCCCATAACTGCACAAAACGACGAATGTGTATTTTTATGATGATTTGAAATAGTAATACGTCCAGCAAGATTATTATAATCAGGATGAATGGATGACATTGATGCACATTGTTCCGCACTCAATTCGTCAATTTTTGTAGTTGAAATTCCGTCATATAGCTGATCAATCACCTTCATGACAAGAGATGTGTAATTAATTTTTATGCCGGCCTCTAGTCCTATATTTCGGATTCGTTTCAGAATTTTGTCAAAGGAAACAATTTCGCGATTACCATCGCGCTTTGTTACATACATCTCATCTTCTTTTGACATGTATGTAGGTAGATTATTACTAATTGGCGATGACATGTTGGATTCACTAATAATAAAAAGAAAAAACCATTTATATTCTTTTTATTATTTATTTATAGGAACATAATTACGCACAAGAATCCAATTTAACTAAACAAACCGGACGTTTTAATGGCATATTATGTATGATTTGCGTATTGGTATCTTTATTGTTTTCAACCGTAACTGTTTTATTAGCATGTTTTTTTGCTGCACGATGTTCATAACCATCAACTCTCTCCTTTACGATTGTCTCCCATATTTCGCGAATTTGAGGCAATGCGGATTCAAACCACTGTCGATTTCTATCAATAAGTACACATGAATATTCATCCAAATACCAGTAAATGGTAGAATAAAGGGTATATTCATTCTTTAATTCTTCGCGTGTATTATCTACCCACTGTTGAATTGCGTCCTCTGTTTTTTCTATAGACAGTGGCATATAAACATATTTTGGACTATTGTTGTATATTTGTACATTTGAAATGTCGATTCCAAACCCACCGGTTTTTTGAATAAAATATAGAATGATACCTTTGTATTCATGTTCTTCATCGTTATAAAAATCGGCGTTTGATTGATATTCTTTAAACCGCGTTTCAAAGAAATCGCATGAATCCAAGTCACAGGTTTCCATTTGTACCTGGGTCTGAATCCAATATTCTTCTTTCGGTATTCCTGTAATTTCGCGGTTAAATATATTCTTAATTTCTAACATTCTACCGTATCGAACAGGGTTTGTTTTATCTATATTAATACCGTCAGGTGATGCGCCAATAAAATCGTAGGTTGAATGTGGAATGCATCCAAAATCACCAATATGTGTCTGGAACATATCTTCATATATCATAACAGATAGGGGTTCATATTTTACTCCCCAATGCAATGTAGAAGTGACATTGGTTTGCATTGATCCAAGAGAATAGGTAAGTGGTTTGCATTTTTCATAAATAATACTATTTTTGTTAGCTTGGCTACTAAGAGCTTTCCATACACTGCTTGCAGTAATAAGATTATATCGAAAATCATACCATTCTTTCGTGCGTTGAGTGGGTTGTGGAATTTTATTTAAATGCTCTATCTTTTCTGTTAATTTTTGGACATCATTAGGTGTTAAAATTAGTTGTTGGTTCAATGAATCATATTTTTGTGATCGCGGAATATCTCCGGAAAAATCAAGATACACTTCTACTACATTCTCTACCAATTCTTTCACGTCATCATAATCGTCATCATGACATAAATCCGCATCTAACCAATAGTCATAAAATATTTCGGTAATGTCTGAAATAAGATTTTTATAAAAATCCGGCGATGAAATTCGTATCATACTTTCTTGCATATAATCCTGAATATTTTCAAAAATGTCCACGACGATGTCGACATAATCATCTTCTGTACAATTCACAATAACATTGGTTTTTAGATAATTCAATAGTTGTGATACGCTTTTATTAGTAGGATTATCGCTTTCTGATGTTTCGGCATCACTATCATTATCAGGAATATAATCACTACTATCGTTATTATCCATTATTTTCTATTATATAAACTTAAATGTTTATATAATTTCATTCAATTAATTAAGCGATGCTGTAGAAAATACAGCTATTCAATTTTTTGCCTCAGATATTAGCCGTATCGGTGGATATGGTCGAGGCAATGGGTTCAGTTACCGATATACGCTTGGGCGTTAATGATTTTAAGGTTGATACGCGCTTCGCATCGGTAATTTTTAACGTAAAATTGCGCGTATTTGTATTAAACTGCAATGCTGGAATACTTACGATATCCTGAGTATCTCTATTGTATTGAATATCTTTTGTTCGTTGCAGCTTTCCCTTTTCAAGGCATTCAACAAAAAAGGATTTTAATGATTTAATGTCTTTCACAGGGAGATTATTATCTCTTCCATACTTTTCTGCAAAACAGTGGAGTCGTTGTATCTTAATGGTCCGATCAAGTTTGTTCCACGATTCCGTTTTGTTATGCAGTTTTTCATTTTCCAACATTTTATCAATATTGTCATTTGTAGTATCAAAGGGTTTGTGTAGAATATTTAATAAACTATTATACTTAGGTTTATTTACCTCAGGTGCATCCGATTTTTCAATAGCATTCATCATTATATATTATATTCTTTATATAGTAATAACTAAAAATAGGTTTAACTACTTTTCTAATATAATAAAAATATCAGTCATTCGTCGAAAATGTCAGTAACGTGTTTGCCAAAATGCTGACAATTGTGGGTATAAAGATTCATGTTTATGTCCCAATCAAATATTTTTGACATTTTTTGTTTCAATTCAATGTTTTTGATAGTATCATATGTCTGATCTGATAATGTTTTAGATTCACTATAAGAAAGTGGGGCGTTTATCGAATGCCAGTGTTGTATAATCATATCGTCAATATAGTAATTGGGCATTGTGTCTATTTTGCGGATACGTATTTCTGCCGGAATGTTTTGCGCAAATAATAATTTCGTCATAGCGGACATAGATTGATTGATGGGAGAGAAGTCGATCACATAACTAACTGTATAATTTGTGGTTGAAATAAAGATTGAATGGTGTAGCTTTAGTTGCGGAATCCCAGGAAAAATGGGGGAACGTAAAATACGTATATTTGGTTTTGGGAAATGTAATGAAAATACAGTTGTTATTAGTAATAATTTGATAAAAAAAGTATATATCATATATACATTATGGAGAGTAAAAAAATATTAATAGATTTTTCACCCAAACCGAAACCCAGTAAGGAAAATAAGAAAATAGAGGTAGAGAAGGAAAGGAAAAAACGAATCATTACTCAAACAAATGACTGGATAAAAACGGAAATACCGGTGGAAGATGAGCTAGATATAGTTCGAACATTGAATACAGTATTAACCGATTCAAATAAAAAAACTGAAATGACAACAAATTGTAAATTAGTTTTACGACAATTAAATTATAAAATATGTGGTTATCGTGGTCAGGATATAGAAAAAGAAAAATATTGCCAAGACAATTTTGTTTCGGTACAAAATATAATAGATTTAATGCTGGCCTGCAATAATATTTGTTATTATTGCAAAAAACCGGTAAAATTATTATATGATTTTGTTAGAGAACCTCAACAATGGACACTTGATCGGATCGACAATGATTTTGGACATAATCATGACAATGTGGCTATTGCGTGTTTACAGTGTAATTTGCGTCGAAAAACTATGTATCATGAGCGATATTTGTTTACAAAACAAATGGTAATTACTAAGACTGGTTGATCTCTTTTTCCCAATCTACAAATTTTGCCAACATAACAGTTTCACCATGTGTTGATACTGAAGGTATAGGTGATGCTAATTTACGGTTTTTAGTTCCAATCAATTCTAAAAACATATGAAAATCATTTGGATGTGTTGAACTACAATATTTCTTATAAATATCAATATCTTCTTTTAGTACCTTTACTGTTGTTGCAAATGTCATACAACAACTATTTGTATATTTCCAATGAGAAGTTTTTGTTAATACAACTCGTGTTGCTTCACCACCATATGAAATAAAAGGATTGGGTCCACCGTCACTGTGATTTATATATTTATCTGGATGGTCGTATCCAGAAGAATATTCAGCAACTGTTAATCCCTCTTCTATAATTGTTGGAGCATTTTTTTTATATATATAATCGTCTTCGGCGAAATAGACAATATCATTATCTTCAAAATGATTAATAGCAATATTTACTGCAAACATAAATGCGCCGGCATTTGATAAATTTGTTCTTATTATTTGATTTTTATTGATATTGTTACATAAAAAATCATAGGTTTCATCACTAACATTATCTGCAATAACATATATTTCATGACAGTTAAATACTTTTAAAAAATGCAAAAAAACATTTCTAGGTGTTACATAATATGGTTTTGTTTTTACGTATCCAGAATCACTTATTCTATATAAAATTTTCATTATAGCAAATATATATATCTTTTTCTATATTCTTTTGGAAAAGATTTGATTCATTCGGAAACAAATCTTTTTCGCTCTGTACAGGGTTTGAACCTGTGACCTCACGGTTAACAGCCGTGCGCTCTACCAACTGAGCTAACGGAGCATATTTTTACACCGCATTATACTATCCGATTTCCTATCCACCATTCAAATACCATTCCACCATTATACTATATGCATGTTTCTCTATATAGTTTTTTCGATAAATATAATAATTTATTTTTTAGAAGAACGTCTCTGTTTTTTTGTTTTTGCGTTTCGTTTGCGTCCGGCATATCCAAGATAATTCCAAAACGTTTTCTTGGGTTTTTCAACAGTACTAGCGTTAGACGCAGGAGCAGCAGGAGGCACTGGCTGGTTAGCCTGAGTTGGCGAAGAGGTTGGTTCAGTAATATTGCTAATGGGTTCCTCACTTGTAGGAAGAGGAGCAGGAGCAGGAGGAGCAGGTGCAGGCGCAGCATTAGTAGTAGCAGCAGGCTGCGATGACCATAAAAACCCACCCTTCATATTTCGTCTAGATTTAATAGATTTTTTAACCGTTTTTTTTCTTAAAAGTTTTGGCATTCTATAGAATATATAGACAAAAAAACAGATTAGAAAGATTGGGGTATAGAAAAAGAATGGAATCTGTTATTCAATCCAACGAATTATCAATTCATGAAAAGATTATTGATAAACTAGACTACTTTTATAAAACAAATAAGATTCCACACATTATTTTTCATGGACCTTCTGGATCAGGAAAACGGACAGTGGTCGATAAGTTTTTAAATCAAATATACCAAAATGATCACAAGAGGATAAAGACAAATGTAATGATGGTGAATTGTGCACATGGTAAAGGAATTAAGTTCATCCGCGAAGAATTAAAATTTTTTGCTAAAACAAATATTCAATCCAACGCAGGGGTTTTATTTAAAACCATTGTACTTTTGAATGCAGACAACTTAACAATTGATGCACAGAGTGCATTGCGTAGATGTATCGAGTTATTCAGTTACAACACGCGGTTTTTTATTATAATAGAAAACAAAACAAAGTTACTGAACCCTATATTATCTAGATTTTGTGAAATTTATGTCCCAGAAAATATAGTAAATGGTAAGGTGCTGAATTTACATAGAAATAAAATAGATAATGTGTATGATTTCTCAACCATCGAATCTGATAATAAAGCATGGGTCATTGAAAAGATGGACCACTTTTTTATTAAAAAACCAATAGATTATGTGACTATGGTTGATATATCGACTATATTTTACGAACAAGGCTTATCTTGTTTTGATATTCTAACATGGGTTGAGCAAACTGACCATATTTTGGAAATAGATAAAACCGAAATTTATATGCACTTTGATACAGTGAAGGCAGAGTATCGTTGTGAAAAGTTATTAATGTTTTATTTATTTGATTTTATTGCAAAACGATTATGTATGAAGAAAAAATGATTTGATTCCAAAAACGATATAAAATGTATTATTCTTTATAAGATATAATTACCACTATTTTACACATCCAAAACGGCAAAATGGATGATTTTGTAGCTTCAAATTTGAATGAGTCGCGAAATGAGTGGTGTGCACGATTGGTTGGAATATTGACACCCTTGGTTTCAGAGGGAGTTCGATCTATTTTTAACGAGTCATGGAACCTCTGTATCCAGAATGATGAAGCAAATAAATATTTAATGACTTTCCAAAATTTACTGGCAAGAATCCCAAAGTGGAATAACACCATCGTTGAAACCGAGCGTAAGCGAATGATTGAAAAGTCCGGTTGTGGATATTTGGAAGAGTTGTTATCGTGTGTATTTATTATTCAATTGAAGATTTTAACTTGCATTCGTGTTGGCAATAAACAGAAAAAGATTGACATATCTATTCCTAAGCTAGATACCTTTATTCATAATGTTTACATAAATGTTGCACGTAAAGTTTATTCAAATGTTTATTTGTTTGAAAAGTCGATATCGCCACTTCAATCACAGAAATATGCTCGTGAATTTGAGTTAATTATTCATGAGGCAATTTTAACAACTATTCGCGACGCCATTCCAACTGAGCAAATTATTCGTGCATATTTAGATGAATCGATTGAGGAAGAGGAGACTGTCACCATTGAAAATATTCCAGATGAATCACCAGGCGGCGTGGCTGTTAACGCCGAGGATAAACCAGAGAGTAATCTAGACTCTAAAACCGAAGAGGAAGACGTTATTCCAACGGTTCCTACAATTAAGAATTTGGATGATGAAAAGGTTATCACGCGACTATCGTTTAATGATATAGATTCTGTTCTCGATGGAAATAACAAGGAAAATGAAATAACTGCGCCCAAGTCGATTGAGCGGCTAGAGGAAATCGGCGCGGCTCGTGCAATGAAACGTCAATTGGAAGAGGAAGAGAGTGATGATGACGATGATCGTATAAGAATACACACAGATTCGGTTGAATTGAACGAATTTATTGATTTGGATCAGCATTTAAACGATATTGATTTGGGTATTGAAGAATTGTAAGAATGTCTATGCGTTTATTTGTGACATTAAAAATCAATTAGGAAACTATAGAAAAATATGGATCCTATGATTATTATTTCTGTTGTAATTACTTTTATTTTTTTTATAGCGAAAATGGTGGAGATGCGATATTTAGACAAGGAACCTAAGCCATTGAAGGATATTGTGCGTGATACTATAATTATATTCTGCTCGTCTTTATTGGGTAGTTTTATCTATTTTAACATGAATAATACGATTAAAGAATTTTTTAATATTGTTACAGAAACTAAAACATTGAACCCAGAAACTACAATGATTTTTACTGATTCACCTGGATTCTAGACGTCAAAATATAATATATAATATTCGTCTATTATATATTATGGAACATCAAATACCAATAAATGGGAAACCTTCGAATAAAAAAACACGAAAATTACGTATTGTAAATAAATCACCCATTGTTTATACGATTCCTGAGTCAGAAAAAGAGAAAAATGTGGAACGATTAAACGAGAAGATAATTGATATGTTGACTACACTTTCGACGCTCATGTCAAAACGTGGGGATTTCATAAAATCTCGTATATATAGCCGCGCCAGCGAAACAATAATGGCAATGGATATCGATATTACAGAAGTGAGTCAATTAAAGGGTCGACCAGGAATTGGTCCAACCATTATGGAAAAGGTAGATGAATTTATAAAAACAGGAACATTGAGTATTATTGAACGAGAACGCAACCGTCCTGAGAATATTTTGAGCGACGTATATGGAATTGGACCTAAAAAAGCAACCGAATTAGTTAAACAAGGTATTAAAACAATCGATGAATTGCGAGAACGACAAAATGAGGTTCTCAATGATGTCCAAAAAGTGGGGTTGAAATACTATGAAGATATATTAGAACGAATTCCTAGATCAGAAATAGATGAATATAATGATCTTTTTCTTGGTAAATTTCGTAAGGTAGCGGATGAGGGATCTAGATACGAAATTGTGGGGAGTTATCGACGTGGTTTGAAAGCGTCTGGTGACATTGATGTCATAATCACATCCGCTAATCCAAAAACCTTTGAAAATTTTATCGATTTACTAATAAATTCCGGAACAATATTGCATGTTCTCTCACGTGGAAAAACAAAGTGCCTGGTTATAGCAAAAATTGCTTCGAGTAAGCATGCTAGACGTGTTGATTTCTTATACACTGGTCCAGAAGAATATCCCTTTTCAGTATTATATTTTACAGGAAGCAAAGCATTCAATACTGTAATGCGTGGATATGCATTGAAAATGGGTTATTCATTAAATGAGCATGAAATATCGAAGATGATAGATAAGAAGAAGAGTGGGAAAGTAGAACATAGTTTTAAGAGCGAGAAAGATATTTTTGATTTTTTAGGATTAAAATATGTTGAACCAGTTGACAGAATAGATGGTCGAAGTATTCAACCTTTGGTTGAACATTTAAATACTGCAGACCTTGGTGAAAAACCATTGGGTTCAATGGTTGATGTTCCACCCCCTATGCCAAAAAAATCCAAAACTCTAAAAATAAGAGAACCCAAGGAACCAAAGGTTAAAAAAGAGCCAAAAACACGTAAAATAAGAGAACCTAAGCCACCCAAGGAACCCAAACCAGCCAAGGAACCTAAGCCACCCAAGGAACCTAAGCCACCCAAGGAACCTAAACCACCCAAGGAACCTAAGCCACCCAAGGAACCCAAACCACCCAAGGAACCTAAGGTTAAAAAAGAGCCAAAAACACGTAAAATAAGAGAACCCAAGGAACCAAGGGTTAAAAAAGAGCCAAAAACACGTAAATTGAGAGAACCCAAACCGCCAGGGATTGTAAAAGAAAAGAAAAAAACAAATATAAAAATAATTAAAGAAGATATTCAAGAAATGGATAAATTATTAACACCACAAACTGTAGAGACTTATATATCTAATTTTAAACAGAATGGAATTACATTTATTGAGACGTTAACAGAAATTGAATTAACTGCTATTCTTAGATATGCCAATGATCAATATTATAACAAAAGTAACCCTCTATTAACTGATAATGAATTTGATATTATAAAAGAATTTATAGAACGAAAATATCCACAAAACACGGCTCTGAAAGAGGTAGGTGCACCAATAACAAAAAATAAGGTAGTACTTCCCTACAATATGCCATCAATGGATAAAATAAAGCCAGATACGCAGTCATTATTTAATTGGATAAAAACATACAAGGGACCCTATTGTTTGTCATGCAAATTAGATGGCGTTAGTGGCATGTATAATACTGAAGGCGCAGAACCAAAATTATACACACGTGGCGATGGGAAGGTTGGGCAAGATATAACACATTTAATTCCTTATTTAAATTTACCAACTGAACGCGGAATTGTGGTTCGTGGCGAATTTATTTTACAAAAATCTACGTTTGAAACAAAATATAAATCATCTTTCGCAAATCCGAGAAATTTGACTTCAGGAATGATAAATAGTAAAACCATAGATAAATCAAGATTGAAAGATTTACATTTTGTGGCATATGAAATCATTCAACCTAGATTAAAACCTAGTGAACAAATGAATAAATTGATCGAGTTGCGGTTTGAAACTGTGAAACATAAAATGGTGCCAGCCCTTACAAATGAATTATTATCAGAAACACTATTGGATTGGCGATCTTCCTATGAGTATGAGATTGATGGTGTAATAGTATCAGATGACGCCATTTATCCACGAATAGAAGGTAATCCTGAATATGCATTTGCATTTAAAATGGTTATATCGGATCAATTAGCAGAAGCAAAGGTAGTGGATGTTATATGGACACCTAGTAAAACTGGTTATTTAAAGCCGCGTGTACGAATCGAACCGGTTTCGCTAGGTGGTGTTACCATAGAATACGCCACTGGGTTTAATGGTAAATTTATACAGGATAATAAAATCGGAATAGGTGCGGTCATTCAAATTATACGCAGCGGCGATGTGATCCCATATATAAAAGCAGTAAGTATGCCAGCAGAAAATGCTAAGATGCCGGATGTGCCATATATATGGACAGATACCAATGTAGATATTTTACTTGAAAATCAACAAGCGGATGAAACTGTGCGTGAGAAGATAGTTACCGCATTTTTTACGGAATTGAAAGTAGACGGTTTATCTGGTGGGAATGTGCGCCGAATTATAGCTGCTGGTTTTGATAGTATCTCCAAAATATTACACATGACCAAGGTCGATTTTGAAAAAGTGGAGGGATTTAAAGAGAAAATGATCGAAAAAGTGTATACGAGCATCCATGATAAAATAAAGGGCGCAACATTAATCGACATTATGAGTGCATCAGGGTCATTCGGTCGCGGATTGAGTGGTAAGAAATTTAAACTTATCATGGATGTTTATCCTGATATAATAACTTCGTCGGATAGCGAAGACGAGAAAATTCGCTTATTAAAATCAGTAAAGGGGATTGGTGAAGAGAACGCACGCGGATTTGTAAATGGAATTCCTGTGTTTTTATCCTTTTTACACGAATGTGGTTTAGACGAAAAATTATCTATGGAATCAGAGATCGTGCATGATACCGATTCTGGAAAAAATATTGATGTTGAAAATCCGCTATATAATAAAAAAATAGTAATGACGAAAATTCGAGACAAGGAAATTATAGAAAAATTACCAAATTATGGGGCAACATTAGAAGATTCAATAAAAAAGGATACATTTGTTCTCATTGTAAAGTCAAAAGACGATTCATCAAATAAAACAAAGTTTGCTGAAGAGAATAAAATACAAATAATGACGCCAGATGAATTCAAGTCAAAATATTTTAGTACAGTATAATAAGTTGAATGTTTCAAATTATTAATAAACCCATTCTTATTATTCAAGCATCACCGATTAGAACTGCCAGTATTGTATTAGTAAACGTATTGCAAGGACTTATTTATGAATTGTCTAATAAACCCATATTAGATATGACAAACAATATTGTTATTAATAATTTTATAAATAACACAAATGTTGTGAGAACCCATTATTTGGATTTTAATTATTTAATGAATTTATATGGAAAAAAATATGATGTATATTTTGTATGCAGTGAACGTCAAGAAAAGGGGGTATTAATTGACAGTGGCTATAGAAATATGCGAAATATAATTATATTTGATTATGCCGAATTATTAGAAACGCCAACAAATGCGATAGACAATATAGTAGATACTGTTTATAAAAGATTCATAAAAATGATTCCAAATAGCGATATTATTTTTTCAACCCTCACTGCCAAAAAACGATTGCGTGAAATGAATAATTATTACGAAACAATCAAAACCAGACCATTTACATACATAAACATATTTTACGGAATTCATGGTTCTCATCGATCGGTAGATAGCAGTGGAAACTTGTTGCCAACAAGTAAATAGGTTGCTTATTATTATTATTATTATTATTATTATTACATAATTGTAAATTGTAAAATGTAATAATATCGATTACGCATAGGATGGAATAGAATCAATATCTATCAATTTGTCATAGGTTCCTGAAAACAAAAATTGTTTAAAAATACTGTGTTTTAATTGCTCATTTGGTTTATGGTTATGGACGGTTCTCGCAATCATTTTATATAATTTGAAATTGGGATAACGTTCTTCTCCATTTTTCTTATATAAGACATTTTTACCTTGGTCATCTTTACACCAGCAACAAATCATTTTCTGTAAATCATCCATATCTTGGGGTTTTTCATCATCATCAATAATAAAATCATAGATTGATGTTCCAAGACGGCATAAATCAAAGCTATAATTTGGAGGAATATGTGGTTTTTTGTTATTATAATATGGTTCACAATTATACTGTGAATTTGCATCACCGTCTTTTGCAAAACTATCACTGCAATAGAGTGTTCCGTTATAAGTATATATACTTCTACCGAAATCAATGATTTTATATATTACACCATGGGTGGGAACACGATAGATTTCATTTTCGAATTTATAGTATAAATACTCAATATCAGTCTTGACATACATAATATTATTGGTATGAAGATCATTGTGTGTAAATTGAAACGCCTTTTGATACGTATTGAGAATCATTATGATTTGAAATAATGCGGTGGCTCCTGTGTCAATATTAATTTTATCCTTTAAAAATAGATCATCCAATGTTCCATCACACTTTTCAATACAGATCATTTGTGTTGGAAATTCTTTAATATAAGCATAAATATGTTCTTCTTCTTCACTGATTGAGCTGCAATTCGAGTTTGATTCATCATCCTCATCGGTTTCCCAATCTTCGTCATCCTCTTTTTCATTGTCATTTGTTGATTCGGTATCACTTTCTTCGTCTGTGCTATAATTTGCCTCGCTATTGTTTGATGTATTGGTACTGGAATAACCGTTGCTTTCAGATTTATTCGTTCCATCCTTATTCTTTTCTGTTTCATAAATGGATTCAAGTTCAATCGTGGGTTGCGTAGATTTTATGTCAGTAGAATTATCTGTAATGGTATCATTATTGGTTTCAGTAAAAGTATCGACATTATCAATAGTAATATTATGATTCGTTTCAGAAATTTGTAATTTATTTTTATTTCCACGAGAACCAAAATTTCCATATTCATTTTTTGGCATATCGGTAATGGAAAATCCATTGTTTATGTTTTCATTGAAATAATCTGAAGATTTTAAATAGTCAATATCGTCGGTAACATTTGCCTTGTATACATCTTGCACACCTAAATAGGAACCATAATATTGTAGTCCATGTATAAAACCGTGTTTTTCTAACAAAATATTGGTTAAAAAACAATAGAATCCATCTACATAAGAAACGTTATTGTAGTTAACAAGTTTAGCGAAACACTCCTCACTATTATTAATTGTCGGAAGACGTCGAATGGAATCATAGCTATTGTATTTGCCGATCATAAATCGAATAGGATCAATAAGTGGCGAAAATTTAATAAAAACCGGTTTGTTGCAAGTTGTCTTGTTAATACTATCGTAAACAGTATTCATATTCATAAAATGATATTGGTTGTTTAATGTGACCTGATTGTAATTTTTCTCATTCATGTTAAAAAGGGTAGAGTAGATGGGGATGTAATTTTGAAAATCATGAATTCGAAAGGCATTATATCCATATTTGATATCATCTTCTGTCTGAATAAAATTTTCTTCTAAATGTTTTAAATCTATAGGTATAGACTTAAAGTAACTATGCTTAAATTTTTCATCCATTTTGTTTTGTATTTCTAAAAAAATATGTGGATATGAACTTGTTTGTAAAATTCGTTTTACGTTTTAAAACTAAATATTACTCCTTTATAAATGACATCTTTAGAATTAAAGAAGTTTGATATGCGGTCCATTACTTTTCGACCCAATGAAAATAAGGGTCCAGTGATTGTCATGATTGGTCGACGTGATACAGGTAAGAGTTTCTTGGTTCGTGACTTGTTATTTTACCACCAAGATGTACCAGTCGGCACTGTTATATCAGGGACAGAAGCTGGAAACAGTTTCTATTCTGCTCACGTTCCTAAATTATTTATTCATCATGAATATAATACGGTTTTAATAGAGAACATTTTAAGACGTCAAAAGGCTGCATTAAAACAGGTAAATCAAGAGATGACTGCATATAATCGTAGCACGATTGATCCAAGAACTTTTGTTATATTGGATGATTGCTTGTATGACCAATCATGGACACGCGATAAATTGATGCGTTTACTCTTCATGAATGGTCGACATTGGAAGATCATGCTTATCATCACAATGCAATATCCGTTAGGCATTCCTCCCAACCTGAGAACCAACATAGATTATGTTTTTCTTTTGAGAGAACCTTACCAAACAAATCGAAAACGTATCTGGGAAAATTATGCGAGTATGTTTCCAACTCTAGAGGCATTTTGCAGTGTGTTAGATACGTGCACCGAGAATTTTGAGTGTCTGGTAATAAACAACAATGCAAAATCAAACAAACTGTCAGATCAGATATTTTGGTACAAGGCAGAAAATCACCCAGACTTCAGGTTGGGCAGCAAAGAGTATTGGGAATTATCAAAACAATTGGGTGATGATTCAGATGAGGAAGCTTATGATCCAAGTAAGGTAAAAAAGAGAGGTGGTGGACCCACAATCAATGTGAAAAAAACGAAATGGTAGTCCATCCTTATTGAAACTTGCTCATGAATGTTCATGAGCAAGTTTTTGTTACGTTTATGCAGAAACCAAAACCGCTTTCTCTATAGAGAAAGCGGTTTTTAGAGTAGGCGAATAGTATATACACACTGAAACTCGCTCCTGAACATTCAGGAGCATTTTATTGTTACGTCATATGAGTAAACAAAACCGCTACTGAACGTTCAGGAGCGGTTTTCATAAGTAAATACTGCTTTTCTAAAAACCGCTTTCTTAATTAATTAGCGACCAAAATGACTTAAAGAAATTTTTCGAATTTTAATTATAAATAAGATGAGTGAACTCAACATCGTTGATCTTATTGAAAAAAATCCGATAGCAAAGCTATCAAATTCGTACAATAACAAGTTTTTGAAAAAAATCCAAGAAACATTTACTGGATTTGAACAGCAGTTATTTGTGAGCAGTTTTTATTGCTACTTAAATTATGATAAAAATATAGATTTTGTAGTGGATTTGGATGATGTGTGGAAATGGTTGGGGTTTGCATCAAAATTTACGGCAATTAGAATGTTAGAAAAAAATTTTCAACTTGATACTGATTACAAAAATCTCGCTTCACAACTTGGTGAAGCGAGTTTAGGAGACACACCCCCAGTTTCAGATAGTGAAGAAACCGCTTCACAATTTGGTGAAGCGGTTTTAGAAAAGAAGAAAATCAACGGTGGTCAAAATAAGCAAATCATTATGCTAACTATAAAATGTTTCAAATCATTATGTTTGAAAGCACAGACAAAAAAAGCATCAGAAATCCACGAATATTATATGAAAATGGAAGAAACATTGCACCAAATTATTGAAGAAGAAACCGACGAATTGAGGCTACAATTGGAACAAAAGGATAATATTATCACCCAAATTAAGGAATCGTCAGAACACGAAAAAAACAAGCTCAAAAAAGAAAAACAGCGAGCAGTGGAACAGGCCACAATCGACCAATTCCCCCTGAATACGGAATGCATCTATTTTGGAACCATAGACAATACAAACGAACAAACAGAACAACTCATCAAATTCGGTCATACAAACGACCTAGCAACAAGAGTCACCGACCACCGAAAGAATTACAACAACTTCATTTTGACCGCAGCATTTAGAGTTCAAAACAAGGTTGAAATCGAAAATCTCATAAAGACCTATCCCAAAATAAAGAGGCAAATACGTAGCATCACAGTGAATAACAAGGTGAAAACTGAGATTATTGCATACGACAATGCCAGTTTTACGATCGAAAAGTTAACAAAGCATATTAAGGATATTATACACTCAAAAACATACAGTATAGATAATTTCAATAAAATAATGAAGCGAAACGACGAATTGGAAGCCGAAAACCGAGAACTCAAAGAATTACTAGATCAAAAGAAGGCGACAATCACAAAACAGGCGATTGAAATAAACGAAATGAAGGAAACTATCGACAAACAAAAGGCAACTATAGAAGTCGCCATTGTCGAACAACAATCGGTTTATCAAAATGCCACTTTACCAGAAGATGAATTGACCCAAAAATTTGGTGAATTTATAAATGCTGCGTGTATAGTTAGAAATGACGTAGAGGAATCATCCACAAACATGGAAGGGCAATTCAGAATATGGTCGAAAACAAAACCGAAAAAGGAAACATTCCATGCATTAAAAAATTATCTAGACACTCGTTTCAAACCATCGCGTATTTCCAGTCAAAATCAATTGGTTCATGGATATGTCGGAGTAAAACTAAAAGAAATCGAATATAAGAAAAAATTCGAGAATAATGATACAGAAACGTTTATATTCCATATATGTACCTTTTCTCCAAGTGGGAAAATACTCAATTCCACTTTATTAGACGAATATCAAGTATGGAAAAAAAGTATAAGCAAAGAGTGTTCAGATAATGACATGAAAGAAATCAAAGATTATCTAAATTCATGTGAACATACGGTAAAATCAACAGTATGGGTTGACGGCATATCAAACGAAGGATATTATGGCATCAGTTTAAAGAAGAATCTTGATAAAAATAAAAATAAAATTACAGCATCAACTGGAAAACAGGTAGAAAAAAGGACGTTAAAAAATAACGATCTTATTGGAACCTGGGATACAATCGCAAAAGCAGCGGAATCTGAAAATGTGTCCGCTGCGAAAATGAGTCGGAGCATAAAAAACAAAGTAGTATTCGACAATGACTACTACTATTGCACAAAGGCATAAATGAAAAAAATGGACATAAAATATATGTTATAATATAATATATAACATATATACACGAGAATGGCATGTCTGTTTAATAGTTTGAGTTTTTTTCTAAAAATAGACAGTTATACGTTAAGGCAAGAAATATGCAACTATTTGGAACAAAATAAACCAATCATCGAGGGATTAGAAACCAGGGATATATTAGAAATGGATGGAACCAATTACATACCAAATATGCGAGGCCATCATACGTGGGGTGGTGCAATAGAAATACAAGCAGCATGTAATATATGGAACATGAAAATAAACGTGAAATGCAGGCGCGGAAACGAAAATTCGACCATCGAATTTTTACCAGTAACAGGAGTCCCAGATAAAGAAATATCACTCGAATGGACTGGTGGACATTATGAGCCAATCAGATAATCATGGGTGTCTATGAACTATCATCACTTATTTCAAAGTCCTCTTCTTCTGCTTGCAATATAAGATTTCGGAAATTAACGATATCCGCATCTTCTGTATATTGGACCAAATGATCATTCATAAAATCATGAAACAAATTTTCTGGTTCTCTATGTACATTCGTCATAAAGTATATCTTATTTTCACCATCTGCATTGTTCGAGGAGCAATCAAAAGATAATATTCTTTCTACTTTTCTACGTCCAAATTGTGGGTTATTTTTAACAAATTTCTCTAATTGTATTCGCCATTTTAACATTGCAATGGAACGCGTTGATCTATTTAATGAATAATGGGAACTATAATATAAGCGAAGGATAGGTTTTAATTCTTTTACGAGCACATCTTTTGGAAACTGTGGATGTATGATAAGGGTTCGTTTATGAGGGCTATTTGATATCATATATTTGATTTCTCTACAAATCACATTTGTCGTTGATTTACTCAAAAATTCTTTGATAGCATAATCACGCAGCATAATCTCATTTTTAACTAAAAAAATACTTATATTGAAATTACAGAGAAAAAAAGCATGAAACAATTCAGGAACAATAAAGGGTTGTTTTTTCATGAAAAAATAAATAGTGTATAAAATAGATTTGGTAAATGGCAAATTATTGTAAGGATTCTTTATAATCAATGGATCCGCAAATAAGTCAGAGTTGTTTCCTAATGAATTATTTATAATATTGATTAGGTCGTTTGTGGTGAAAAGATAATTATTATTGTTTTGATAGATAGAGATAACACGTGGAGACGCCAAATCAATCGGATTGAGAAATACGTCTTTGTTTACCTGCGTTGCTGCCCTTTTCATTTTATAACGAAACATGAATACATTAAGTGTATGGTACGTCGATTGAATTTTCGAAAAAAGTTGCAGAAATTGCTCTTTCATTTCACTATCTATAAAACAATTGTTTAAAATATTGTTTAAATAGTTGAATTTAAACCGAATAGAATACTTACCATATGATGATAGCATTGTTAAAAATAGTGATGAAGCTGGATATGTTTTATTATTAATAAATTGAGTGACTTTATATTCAGTATCATTTTCCGTTTCAGGTGGGGTTGTTGTTAGGACATTCGTTAAATGGGTTATTTGATTCGCCGGTCTTATAAATTTATAATCAACTACCGTATTCACAATTTTATTTTTTAAAATAATATTGGTTGTATAATAAAAGGTATGCATCGTTAACATAAATATAATTATATATTTATGCTATTTCTACTTTCTATATTATTTTTATGCCTCCTTTACTTGGGCGTCCTCTTCCGACTCAGTCGTCGAAGTGTTCACATTATTCACTCTGTTGTACAACATTTCATTATGCAACTTGATGCTCTCAGGAGTAACGTCTTCGCGAGAGTCGAAATCAACCGTCTCCTTCACACCAATGAGGTTGCCATCTTCGTCAATGGTTTGCGTTAGAACGTTTCCTGATTTCTCGGCATTCTTAATGTTGTCCTGAATTGCCTTCAACTTTGTTTCGCGAATGCGCTTATCGAACTCCTGCTTGGCACGCTCCTCATTCTTAATCTTTTCTTGGTGCAACTGGTTCAATTCCTCCTCCATAAACTCAACTCTACCAGTCTTATAGGCATCAGGATCCCATGGAATCCAAATTCCGACAGGTCCGACAAAAATATCGTGATTCGGATCGCTCTCGCGAATCTTCTTGCAACGGCTTTCAGCCTCTTCTTGGGTGGGAAAAACGCCACGGATTTTTAGGCCACGAACCGATGTTTGAAACGATTGCTGACGATTAAAATCTTCGTTTAATTTTGCTTCGTGTTTATCAATGAAATTCTTAAAATCGTCATCCACGACAGATTCTTCGCGCAATCTAGACTCTTCTTCTTTAGCAAAATCAGCCATGTCCTTCATAATATCATCCACCTTTAGGTTATATTTAAATGAAATAAACTGCAAAAAATCGGAAAATTTTGTCATAGATTTAGTAAAATCCCATTGTTTTACAAATTGCTCAAAAAGGAACTGTTCGCGCTTCTTTAGGATTTTTTCAGGAGAAATAAAAGACATACAGGCGAACTTTTGACCAGCTAGCGGAGTATCTTCGTCACACAAGTCCACATATTTAGGATTTTCTTGACCGTTCGGCAAAAATTTTCTCTCGAACCCAGACATTTTTAATAGAAATACTCATCCTATATTTTTAAGTGATTTAGGAATTATTATAATTTTTTTTGTTTTGATATAATATAAATATAAAATGGCTGCCGGATTAATCGATTTTCCTGAACTTATCAAGCGCATTGTTAAGTACTTAGTGTTGGGTCTTATGGTCTCTATCGTTGCTATTGTTATCCCCAAGAAATCCCTCAACTTAGAGGAGGTGGTGCTTCTTGCCCTTTCGGCTGCTTCCACCTTCGCTGTGCTTGATGTGTTCCTTCCCTCCGTCGGTGAGTCCGCTCGCTTCGGTCTTGGTGCTACCCTCGGCAGCAACCTAGTTGGTGGCATTCGCATGGTTGCATAAATAGCTAACCAATGACTAAAATATAATATAGCCCAAACCTATATTATATTGATTTTTCAACAGTTTATCTACCAAATCCTTTCTACAAACATATGAACGCCCTAAACTGCTGAGGCTGCAACAGTTGGTTGGGGTTGACCCTTACTCTTCTTTTGTTTCTTTTGTTTTTTAAATCCTTCCATTACTATTATTGGGATTTCTGGCTCATTTTTAACATGAGTGGCATTCCAAAATAGTTTATGCGTAAAGTGGTAAACAACTGCGAAAATTGTTGCATGGACCATGGCTACCATAAATATATCTTCTCCTGGTGGAAGCTGAAAAAGAATATTTGGCGTTAGTAAAAAGAAGAGAACCGCAACGTACAAACTCATCAACCATTCCATTGTAAAAATCGTATATATTACAAAAAATATTTTTTATAGGGTTCCTAAACCAATTATATACTGGGTATAAAAAGCCAATCTAGGTCATTGCAAACCTCTTTCCAAATCGCATCCTGTTCCTTCTGTTTTACTGCATCTTTTAATAGTGGAATATAGGGTAGATATTGTGTTTGGTCTAATAATACACATAATTGGTAAAGGGTATATGTGTAGTTGAAAAAATTGGTACGATTCGCTGGACAGTGTATTGCCCATGGCTTTTGAATTTCAATAAAGAGAACACACAAGGTTTCATGCAATTCCTCATTCATAATAGGTGGTTTTATGCCAAAAATAGAGTTAATATATTGGATATGTTCAAAATATTTATTGTAACCCAATTTTCGCAATATTTCACGCATTTTGTCATACGTAATGAGGGACATGTCGGTGATACGTTCTTTTTTGATACGATTGCGAATAGCATCAATAACTTCTTCCGGTATCTGAGTTGTTTCTTTGGCTTGAAATTGAGATAAAATCTCTTTGAAATGATTTAATCGTATATATGCTGTGTATGAAACCTCATTCGGTGGCTCCTTGTTTGTGGGTTTTGCATTGTCTATAATATAGGTTATAAATTTCCCACAATTTACATTATTACAAATAAGAATTCCTTCTTCATCTTGGGGAATAAGTTCTCCCTTTCTGCAATATTCGCAAATATCAGTGGGAACAACAAAGTCTTGTAATTGAATGACTTCATTGTTCACATTTTTCCAATAAGTTTGGTATAAACGTTTGGATTGATTGTATTTTCCACTATTTATATTGGATGCAGTATCATTTCCTGCCTTTATTTTAAAGAAAGAATTGAGAACATTTACATTTTGGTTATTATCGCCACTAGAAATCTTCTTTTTTTCCTCGAAATAGTCGAAAATATATTTCGAGTTCTCCAATAGGTATTTTTTCTTTTGGTAACGAAGTGTTTTCACCTGTTGTTTTATGGATAAAATGCGGTCTTTAATATCCATATAAGCATCGATTTCATAATCTTTTAGAAGAGGTATTTTGGCATTTAAAGCGGATTTTTCCTTCATTAATTTTGGTATGGTTTCCGTTTCTATTTTTTCAAACGATTGCAACATTTCTGTATGTTTTTCATCAATCGTATTTTGTTTCGGTATTAACTTTTGTTTTTGGTTCATCTACTTTATAATGATTTTGTTATTGTTTTTTTATATATGTTTTTTTCCTTTAGAATAAACTATAGTTCTCCAAAATATACTTCCATAAATGGTAAGTATATTTTGGAACAGGATGGTATGCCGTTAATAAAAACTATTACCTTGTATGGTAATAGTTTTTATAACATCTCCAGGCCATTTTATGGGATGGAGATTAAAGGTTTAAGGTTAAATCGTAAAATATATGATTCCATAATGTTTGTAAAATATATAGTGGCATGGAATCTATCCCTATGTCGATGGAATTGCCAAATGACATAATAACGAATAAAAAGAGGATTAAAAAAATGCTATTTATAACAAATGCTTTGAATAATGGTTGGACTGTAAAAAAAGTAAATGAATCCTATGTTTTCACAAAGAAACATGAGAACCTGCGCGAGGTCTTTAAAGAAAATTATTTAGAAAATTTTGTTATACAATCGATTTCTAGCACAGATTCTTCTTTATAGAATTTCTCAATCTATTATAAAGAATAAAAGTTATAATGACAACAAAAACATTACCATTATCAAAACAACCAAAATCAATTAAAGGCGAAAAGTCTGTGGATAAAGATGGCGTCTGCAAAGCAGAATTAGATAAAAAAGATTTTAAAAATGTCTTGGATAAATTAGAAGCGAGTTACGACGAAAAATACAGTGCAAAATTAAATAAAGCGGAAGATAAATTAATCGGTTCGATATGTAAGAAAATCCAAAAAATAATCGATGAATTAGATTTAGGTGAAGATAAATCTGGCAAAAAAAGAAGATTTGAATTGGACGAAGATGCTTTCAAAGAATTCATAGAACATTTTAAATTTGAAAAGGAGGTGGTTGGTGGTGATACTAGCGAATTAGTACTACGTTCATCAACTAGAGGTTATCGCCTAGATTTTGTTGCAGCGATTTCATTATTTGCTGGAATACTTCTCATCTATTTATCTTATTTGCACATGAACTCTATTGTAGCCAGTGCAAGTGGTCAGAGCTTGAATACGATATTAGATCAATTGAGAAACAATATTGTGGATTCATTTGAGCAGAGTGGTCAGATAGTATATTCGAATAGTTTTGTAAGTTATTTGTTTATGTGCATGAGAGATTTTACAGGTTCATTGACGAGAGGTAATATCAACACCGTTCAAAATATTTTGGGTAATTTTTTAAATATTATGGCGAGAAGAAATGCTGGTATGATTGCTGAAATATGTGCGCCAAATTTTAATACAGAATTAACGTCTAGTCCTTTGTTGAATAGCGCCATTAATAGTATTGTTAACACAATCACTACCTTTGGTGATAATGAGAGAATTAATAGTTGCATTTATCGTGCAGGTGCCGAAGTATACCGACATGAAATTAATATGACGATTGAGCGATTTTCGTCTGGTTCTAGCCACAGTCAAACACTTGCCTATTGGGGTTTTCGTTTAGTGTGGGGAAGTGGCAGTTATTTTGCCTATCGATTTGGATTAGTCGAACATGGTCTCGGTGCTATGAGAAGAGTTACCCAATCTTCGGCGATTTCAAGAACTGCTGAGCATGGTGGCGTTGGTGGTAAATCAAAAAGATTGAGAACACGAAAAAATAGAGGATAGGAATCATTTGATCTATCTATGGATTTTTATGTAATTCAAAATTATATAAAAATAATGTGTCATTAGTTTACAGCGTAAATGGATGTGGATGTCGACGAATTGTTGAGAATAAATAAGTTGCAAGAAGAAAAAATTCGGTCCTTGGAAAATGAATTGAAAGAAACGAAAGAACATTTGAAAAAATATACTGCTCCTAAACGGAGTAAGACCTATTATGAAAATCATAAAGAAGATATTATAGCAAAGGTGAAGGAGTATAAAGAAAAAACGAATTATTCTTACGAGGTTACGCCTGACAAAAAGAAGGAATATAATAAAACCGCGTATTTGAAACGAAAAGAAAAAAAATCCATGGATGAAGTTACGGCATAATAAGTATTTTTATTCGTTCAAAATTACTTAAACAATTTCTCTGTATAAAATATAGAATAAAATGGTAAATTGTGAAACATGTCGAACCGTAAAAGCATTTTTTAATTTTCCAGGTGAAAAGAAGGCTAGGTTTTGCAGTTCTCATAAATCTGAAGGTATGGTAAATGTTGTAAATAAAACCTGTGAAAACCCAATATGTAACGGTAAGCGTGCCACATTTAATATTGTTGGTGGAAAACCTAAATTTTGTGGAGAACACGCAACTTCTGATATGATAAACCTATCGGCCAAGAAATGCAAGGGTGTAAACGGTAAAAAATGTTTTACGATACCAATATATAATTATCCAAATGAGAAAAAGGGTGAATATTGTGTGGAACATAAATTGGAGGGAATGATAAATGTTGCAGGGAAACGTTGTGAGGAATCTCGTTGCAATGTTATTGCCCAATTTAACATAGAGGGTGAAAAGTGTGGAAGGTTTTGTTCAATCCATAAATTAGAAGGAATGATAGATATAAAACATAGTCGGTGTGAGTATGAAGGTTGCAATGTATCGCCGTCTTATCGGTTTGAACAAGATACTCATTGTCGTTTTTGTTCAGAACACAAATTAGAGGGAATGATTGATGGCAAACATAAAAAATGTAATTATTCTGGATGTGGTAAAACGCCATCATTTAATTACGAATGTGAAGAAATACCAATGTATTGTGGTGAGCATAAATTAGAGGAAATGATAGACGTGAAACATGATAAATGTGAAGTGAGTGGATGTATTCTTAGACCAGTATTTAATTTTTTTTCTGAAAAAAAAGGGCGGTTTTGTTTTTCTCATAAATTGGATAATATGGAAGATGTAGTAAGTAAGACATGTATATCTGAGTGGTGTAACACAAATACAAATAATTCAAAATATAATGGTTATTGTTTATTTTGCTATGTAAATTTATTTCCAGACAATCCAGTGTCGCGAAATTATAAAACAAAGGAAAAAAACGTAGTAGATTTTGTTTTGGAAAATTTTCCTCAATTTACATGGGTTTCGGATAAAAAAGTTAAAGATGGCTGTTCTAGACGGCGGCCAGATTTATTGTTAGACCTTGGGTATCAGGTTATTATAATAGAAATTGATGAAAATCAACATATTGATTATGATTGTAGTTGTGAAAATAAACGATTAATGGAAATTTCCAAAGACGTAGGACATAGACCAATTGTATTTATTCGATTCAATCCGGATTCTTACGTAAATCGCAGAAATGAATGTATTAAATCGTGTTGGAAAGCAAATCAAAAAGGAATATTTATTATAAATAAAGAAAATAATAAGGAATGGAATAATAGATTAGACATGTTAATCTCTATCAGAGGATAAATATATTTATCCGCCGATAGGATATGGGTCATCAGTTGTTTTGTAGCCATTTGGCTACAAAACCTCGGATAGACCTTAAAGGAGCAAATATATTACTGGACAACAAATGAAACAAATAAAACAATAGAAATTGTTCATTTATATTATAATTTGTTTGACTAATATATTAGTTTATAAAATTAAGGTCTATCCGCAGTTTTGTAGCCAAATGGCTAAAAATTGGTGAATAGCCTATATCTCTATCGGTTGATAAATATATTTATCCACCGATAGAGATTAAATAAACCATAAAGAGTAAGGAAAAAATTTTAATTTCCATTTTATTTCAAGTTATGGTGTTCAGTACTAAAAAATAATTTTCCGAATAATTTTTATTTAGCAATTTCCCCAGAAATTATTTTCTTTGTATAGTATATATTAAAAATAGCAGCATGGGAGGAGCACTAATGCAACTTGTCGCCTATGGGGCCCAGGACGTTTTCCTTACTGGTACCCCTGAAATTACTTTCTGGAAGGTGTCTTACAGACGCCACACTAACTTCGCCATGGAGTCCATCGAGCAGACCTTCTCTGGACAGGCCGATTTCGGTCGCCGTGTCACCTGCACCATCAGCCGCAACGGTGATCTTTGCTACCGCACCTACCTCCAGGTGACTCTCCCTGAGATCAACCAGGGCATGATGTCCGCCGGCACTGACGGTGTTTATGCTCGTTGGCTCGATTTCCCTGGTGAGCAGCTCATCGCTCAGGTTGAGGTTGAGATTGGTGGCCAGCGCATTGACCGCCAATACGGTGACTGGATGCACATCTGGAACCAGGTGACCATGTCTGAGGAGCAGCGCCGCGGATACTACAAGATGATTGGTAACACCACCCAGCTTACCTACATCTGCGACCCTACCTTCGCCCAGATCTCTGGCCCCTGCTCTGCTGCCGGCGGACCTTCCCAGGTTTGTGCTCCTCGCCAGGCTCTCCCTGAGACCACCCTCTACATTCCCCTCCTCTTCTGGTTTTGCCGCAACCCTGGCCTTGCCCTCCCCCTCATTGCTCTCCAGTACCACGAGGTGAAGATCAACATTGATTTCCGCCCCATTGGTGAGTGCTTGTGGGCCGTCAAGTCCCTTGCCCCCAGCACTGGTGCTGGCACCCAGTCCGTCGCTGCTGCTTACCAGCAGTCCCTTGTTGCTGCCTCCCTCTACGTCGACTACATTTTCCTCGACACTGACGAGCGCCGCAAGATGGCCCAGAACCCCCACGAGTACCTCATTGAGCAGCTCCAGTTCACTGGTGACGAGTCGGTGGGTTCCTCCTCCAACAAGATCAAGCTCAACTTCAACCACCCTTGCAAGGAGCTTATCTGGGTTGTCCAGCCTGATGCCAACGTCGACTACTGCTCGTCCCTCGATGCCGGTGGTATCCTCTTCAAGACCCTTGGTGCCCAGCCCTTCAACTACACTGATGCCATTGATGCCCTTCCCAATGCCGTCCACGCTTTCGGCGGACCTAACGAGACCTCCACCACTGGCGGCCTTGGCTTCATCAACGGCTCTGGCCTCTTCACCCTTGCTGGTGCTGATGATGTTTCGGCTGCTGGTGGTGCTACTGGCCAATGGCAGAACCAGAGCGGTCTTGCTGAGACCCCCTTCTCTACCTCTGCTGCCAACGGCTCCACCGTCTCTGATGCCGGCACCTTCGTGCTTGCCGAGACTGCCCTTGACATGCACTGCTGGGGTGAGAACCCTGTCGTGACTGCTAAGCTCCAGCTTAACGGCCAGGACCGCTTCTCTGAGCGCGAGGGCTCTTACTTCGACGTTGTCCAGCCCTTCCAGCACCACACTCGTGCCCCTGACACTGGTATCAACGTGTATTCATTTGCCTTGAGACCTGAGGAGCACCAACCTTCAGGGTCGTGCAACTTCTCTCGCATTGATAATGCAGTGCTCCAGCTTGTTCTTTCCTCCGGAACTGTCGCCGGTACCGCCACCGCCAAGGTCCGCGTGTACGCTGTTAACTACAACGTCCTCCGCGTGATGAGCGGCATGGCTGGTGTAGCTTATTCAAATTAGCGTTAGGCACATTTTAAAGGAGACCAACATTTTAAAAAATCATAATAAAAATAAAAAGATAAAAATTTCATTTATTATTGCAATAATAGTTATATAATTAATTTTAATAATTATATAATACAAATTTACACTTCCGGTATTATATAATTATTTTCTTCCAAAAGTTGTTCTCGTTTTTTCTTACGATGGTCTGCTATTTCTTTTGCACGCATTTTTTTATATTCTTCATCTCCATATTTTTCCTTTAGGTTTTCTCTTCGTTTTTGTTTTTTTAATCTATTTTTTTCTCTCCTTTCTTCAATTGATAATTTATTTTCATTTTTTACAATGCTATTATTGTTATTGTTATTGTTATTGTTATTGTTGTTACGCAATCTTCTCATTTTTTCGTTATGTTTTTCTTTTATAAAATCAATCCCTTTTTCTTTTATTTTATTTTCTCTATATCGGCGCTGTCGTAATCTGTTTAATTCTTTTTTATCGATTTTATCAGGTACAGTCGTTTCTTTTTGATTATCCACAATTCCATTTTCATTGTTTGTTTGTAAAACAACTGCATTTTCAATAAACGAATTGGTTAATTCAAACGATTCTGAATCCGTAGTTTCAATTCGAATTTGTGTAAAAAACTGGTGTCGTTCGTCCTCAAAATCCCCCCTATGTTTTTCAAAAATCATCATAAATTTATTCATTACATCATCCAAAACAAAATTCTTTTTCATATAATTACATTCACCGCAACATGCCTTTATATTATCTAAAACATACCCTTTCATATTATCAACTCTGTCAATACCATTATTATGGTTTCGTATATTAGGTTTTCCACAAAGATAACAATCATTTTTTACAATATTATAATATTCTTCTGGCGTTATAGAATATTCAATATTTTTCTGTATTGCTCGAATTCTATATTCTCCGTAACCAGATCCATGGTGGTCAGCAAAACATTCTGGATAATATTTTCCATTTATTTTCTTTTGAAACGTTAAAATGTGTTCTGCGCGCTTTATAAATATATCGTCGCTTGTAGAACCTTTCATATAATTACACATTTTGCAACAACTTACACAATTATCCAATAAATATCCTTCATTTTGATTTTTTCTATCAACACCATTAAATCCTCGAGATTGAGTCACTCCACAATAATAACATTCGTTGTTTACTATACTACAATAATCTTCGAATGAAATTTCAAATGTAAGTCTTTTCAATTCAGCATTTCTAGAATAAACATTATATTGAAGTTGTCTACTATTCTTTTTATTTTCATTAGCCTCAACCATTTTTTCTGGATTTTTCTCTCGCCATTTCTTAGCTTGGTCTGCCTGCAATTTCAAGTATCCTTCAACACCAATCTCCTCTATTTTACGCCCTCTGGAATCTATCCAAGTTTTTGCAACCTTTTCATAATTATTTTCTTTCCATTCTTTCTTTACTTGTATTCGTTCAGGTTTCGAATCATTCATTCTCGCTAATTCGTTGCGATGTTCTTTGTCGCGTTTTAAGTCTTGCAATCTATTTTGTTCTCTGCAACCCATACATGTTTTGGTAATGATAGACAATGCCCCTATAAAATTATCGATATGTAATTCTTTACAACATGTTGTGCAAAATTTAGTATTTACAACACCTTCTAATTCAACCTTCTTTTTATTTTCTTCGCGAACACATGTTCTACGACTTCTATCTTTTTCACGTTCTTTCTCTAGACAATCCGCACATTTCGAGTAGTCGTAATCCAATTCTAGCTGTGATCGACATCCACGAATATAATTATAACAAGTGTTTTTATTTAATTCTACAGTTTCATCAACAAATACACACAATTGATGAATGCCACAATAGCTATTTTCGTCACTTTTCTTGAATTTACAGCCGTCTTTTTTGCATAATACAATTTTTTCCTTTAGTTTTTCTCGCCCTACCTTACCACGTTCTTTACATTTTTCACAGGTTCTATTATCATTTTCAAAATAATTCATTTTTTTGCATCCACTGCAGAGTGCAAGATTGTCCAACATATAATCTGTATATTCATTCATATATTGATGATTCTTACAAAACCTAGAATCATTCAAACACTGAAACCGACAAGGTTCATTTTTATAATCTTTTGAAACACATTTGGGTTTTCCCATTTATATAATATACAGAGAAAATAAATTTAAGTAATTTTTTACGCAAAATATTAATATATTAAATTATGCCTCAATGTTCTTGCATATGATTTGTGGATCTATGTTGTATTTACTTCCATTTTTAACTGAAACAGTATTTTATATTAGATAATAGCTATAAACCACTATTTTACACCTTTTCTCATTTAAAACGCCCATTTTACATGAGATTTTATAGATAATTTGTCTTTGGTCGCTTCCTTGTTTTATTCTTACTTACATATTTTTCAGGTCTTTCATCATCGTCTACACCAAATTCTTCACGCATTTTATCCCACATATTTTTTAATCTCTATCAGAGGATAAATATATTTATCCGCCGATAGGATATGGGTCATCAGTTGTTTTGTAGCCATTTGGCTACAAAACCTCGGATAGACCTTAACACATCTAAAATATAAATAA